GGGCTTGCCCGTTATTTACCTATACGACTTTCACAGAATGAATACGATGCTATTCTTAGCTTCTGCTTTAATCTTGGTCTTGGTACATTTCAGCGGTCAACCCTCCGTCAAGCGCTTCTACGCGGCGATAAAGCGAGTGCTATTCAAAGCTTGCTCAAGTATAATAAAGCCGGTGGGAAAGTCTTAAAAGGATTAGACAACCGCCGCAAAGACGAAGCAGCACTGTTTAGGAAAGAATAAATAGATGTTTCCATTTGCCTGCTTTTAAGGCATAATTATTAAAAATTGGACTGCTGTATCAGTAGTCATGTAACCAAGAGGATTTTACATGGCTTATGCAATGACTTTTGCGAGTCTCCAAGTTGACTTGCGTAGATACTTAGAGCGTGGATTCACGCTAGCAGACGATCCGTACGTTTACGAGCAGCTGCCTCGTCTTATCAATATGGCTGAACGCCGTATTGCCCGTGATTTAAAAATCCAAGGTTTTATCGTTGCAGTAACAACACCGCTATCAGTGGGCGTCAGTACGTACGCAAAGCCTAACCGCTGGCGTGAGACCATCAGCATGACAACCAAAGATGGCAACACAGTGACGCCTGTTTATACTCGATCTTATGAATACTGCCGTAGTTACTGGCCAGACGACACGCAGACAGGCCAACCTCAATTCTACGCAGACTACGACTACACCCACTGGCTGTTGGTACCAACACCCAACGCCGCGTACGACCTAGAGGTCTTGTACTACGAGTTGCCAGTGTTGCTAGACGACAGCACTCAAACCAACTGGCTAACCGACTACGCACCCAACTTGCTTCTATACGGTGCACTGTTAGAGGCCACACCGTTCCTTAAGAACGACGAGCGTATTGCCACATGGCAGCAGTACTATCAGTCCGCAGCTAACGCGTTGAACACCGAAGACCTTAAGAAAATATTGGACCGTGACTCTGTTAGGACGGAGGCGTAATGTCATACACCAACGTCTTCACTGGCTCAACCATCTACCCTACCGAGGTAGCACTTACCAAGTTGGCCATGACAGCCAACGTCGTGCTGTACTGGCCAGTTGAGGCACCACTTGGTGTACCGTTAGCATCAGAGATTGTTGAGATAACAAGCACCACCTCTGCTAACTGGACCATTAAGGTGCCAGACGCCATGTTGGTGTCCGTTGGCCAAACCATTCTGTTCAACAACCGTACGGCTGTGGCCATCAGCGTTGTTGACTTCGACGGTATAAGTATCGTCTCTGTGCCAGCCGGTACGCAGTGGCAGATATACCTAGCAACTAACACAACCCAAGCTGGTGTTTGGCGTCAATACCAGTTCGGTGCAGCGACATCTACAGCAAACGCGGCAGCTTTGGCAGGACATGGTTTGGTTGCTGAAGGTTCTCAATTAGAGACTGCAGTGGTTGTGTTTGACTTTGCTATCAACAAAACATTGGTGCAAGACGACCATGCGGGTATGTTTAATTGCACTAGCAGTGGCGTTACAACTTTAACATTGCCCGATCCCGTAGCTATTGGCACTGCTTGGTATGTACAAGTTAGAAATAGTGGCGCTGGTACATTAACTGTGGACACCACAGGAACTGCACTTGTTGATGACTCTGCCACAAAAGTCTTTTCTCCAGGAGACTCTTGTTTACTTGCCCACAACGGAACAGACTACTATTCTGTAGGGTTTGGACAAGCTGCTGTGTTTGCGTTTGACTATGTTCAGATTAATGTTTCGGGAGGTACAGACTACACGCTTACAGGCAATGAACTCAATCGTATTGCTTATCAATTCACAGGCGTACTTTCTGCAGACATCACAGTTATTGTGCCTGCTACTGTTCAGCAATATTGGGTGTATGACAACACAACAGGTGGTTTTGATTTGAGTGTTGCTACAGCAGCGCAGGTGACACCTCTTGTTGTCACCAACACTACCCGCACGATTGTATACTGCGACGGATCAGACGTTGTACCAGCGGTTACAGCCTTTGTAATAGGTACGGTTAGTGGGGGCTCATTCTAATGGCTGCCTCAGTCGTTGTCCTAAAATCAGGCTCTGGCATTAAGCGAGATGGTACTGTATTTGAGGGTGACTTCTATGTAGATGGGTCATGGGTACGCTTTCAGCGTGGTTTGCCGAGAAAGATTTGGGGCTATCGCGCAATCTCTGTGCACACACCTGAAATCTCTAGAGGACTTAGCACCTTCGTGCAGCAACAGCTTGTCTACACGCACACGGGCTCTGCTAGTTACGTCAACAGATTTACAATAAATGGCTCACTGTCTCCATCTATTGTTAGTGATCGCACGCCAGTGGCTGTCAGTGCAACTGGAACTGTAACCCTAACTGGTGGTGGTGCAGGGTCTGTAAATAGCGTTACAGTCAATGGTGTAACAATCACCTCAGGCTCTGTTGCATTCTCTGTAGACTTAGCTACAACAGCAACCGCAGTGGCTGCAAACATAACAGCGCACACATCAAGTCCTAACTATACCGCTGTGGCAGTGGGTAGTGTGATAACTATTACAGCAAGCACAGGTGGATCGGCAACCAACGGTTTTGTTGTGGCAACAACGCTAACAACTATTACTGCAACTACCACTAACATGGTTGGTGGCTCAAATGCTCTTATTGCAGATGCCCTAAACTCATGGATATTTGATGTAATGTTTGACTCCGTTTCATTGGACAACTTGCTGATCGCTTCTGTTGCACCTAACCTTGATTGCCTGTGTAGCGATGCAGGTGGTCAGATATTTACAGGCAATATACTAACTACGACACCATTGGTCGAGGTTGCATTACCACCTAATGCGAATGTGTCTGGTGGCATTGTGGTGCTACATCCTTATTTATTCTATTACGGCACTGCAGGTATCGTTGGCTGGTCAGTTCCTGGTGATCCTAACGACTTAACTGGCTCTGGGTCAGGACAAGCTAGGGTTGCAGGACAAAAGATCGTTAAAGGGCTACCGCTGCGTGCGGGTGCCGGTTCCGCCCCTGCTGGACTATTCTGGGCTTATAACGCACTTATCCGTTCGACATTTACGGGCGGTGCTACCGTATTTCAGTTTGATACCATCTCAGCTGAGACTACTATATTAAGCCCAAACAGCGTAATTGAGTACGACGGTATTTACTATTGGTGCGGTGTTGATCGTTTCTTAATGTTCAACGGTGTGGTGCGAGAAGTTCCTAACACGATGAACTTGAACTACTTCTTTGATAATCTTAACCGTGAGCAAGCACAGAAGGTGTTTGCTACTAAGGTACCCCGTTTTGGAGAGATCTGGTGGTGCTTCCCATTTGGCAATAGCACTGAGTGCAATCACGCAATTATTTATAATATCCGTGAAAATACATGGTATGACACTCCACTGCCTAACCAAGGACGATCAGCAGCATCGTTTGCACAAGCGTTCGCAGCACCACTAATGACAGGCGTAGTCAACGATGGGATCGCTGGTTATCAGGTGTGGTTGCATGAACAAGGATTAGATGAAATTAATGGCACTGCCATAACACCTATCAATTCATACTTTGAAACATCTGACTTGTCATTGGCTGTGTTGAACAATCAAAATCGCAAGGTTAAGATTAGCTACATCGAGCCCGACTTTGTTCAGGAAGGTGACATGACGGTAGAAGTAAAAGGTCGTGCCAACGCTAGAGCACCAACAGTGACTAGTAACGTGGTAACATTTGTTGCTAATCCAGGTTCAGATCCTGCAGCGCAAATTGTACCGTTTAAAGAGCAACGACGTGAAATGCGTGTGAGATTTACAAGTAATACAGTCGGAGGCGACTATCAAATGGGTCAGGTGCTGATGCACATTGAACCAGGTGATGGTACGATAACAGGATGAGTTTTAACATTACGTTACCTGTTGGGATGGAGCTCATGGATTGGGCAGACCAAATTACGTTTGACTTAGACAACCAGACATCGTTGTCTAAATTAATGAATGAAAACGAGTGGCAAGATTGGGCAGTACAGTTTGTAACAGCAACAGGGTTGTCGGGATATAACGTTCCAACACCGTACGCATTTGATGATTGGCAACCATGGGCAGATAGTTTGTGTAAGGCACTAGAGGCATAATAGGGGTAATAAAATGGCAAACAAAGACAACTTAATTAAATTGGTCGCACAAAAGTTAGGACCACAACAACTTCAACAGATGGTTGATCAGGTTGAGCAGGAGCTTGGACAAGATCCTGATGTCACCCCTGAGGTGCTCGATCAGATGATCAACCTGTTTGGTCAGGTTGCTGAGAATCCAGAGACATACGCTAGTGTTATTCAAGAGGCAATCAACGCTGACGTTTTGGACCAAGGTGACTTTCCTGAACAGTTTGACCCTGTCTTTGTTGCCATATTCTTACTTGCCTTGCAAGAACTACAAGCGCGCAAGCAACAAGGTTTTGCGCGTGGTGGTCTGTCTAGCATGGCTCAAAAGGTACAGGCAGAGGGTCGTAACTCTGACACCGTGCTGGCTCACATCAGCCCGCACGAAGCGATGTTTCTTAAACGCTTAGGGGGTTCAGGCACTATCAATCCTCAAACAGGTTTGATGGAATTTGGGTTTTTCAAGAAACTTAAAAAAGCAGTTAAAAAAGTAGCCAAGGTTGCTGTTAAAGTAGCCAAGGCTGCGGCACCTATGATTGCTAATGCAATTGTACCTGGGTCTGGAATTTTAGTAGGTGCTGCATTAGGAGCAACTGGAGGCGGTGGTTTAAAAGGCGCTTTGATGGGAGGACTTGGGGGTGCAATTGGTCCTAACGGAATGTTCCAAGGTTTACCAGGCACCATTGGCGAGTATGCTAATAGTGCTATTGGCAATTTTGGAGGACTAAGCAACCAAGTATTAGGCTCAGGTATACTAGGTGGCGCCACTAGCGCACTTATGGGTAAAGACCTACTTACTGGTGCCTTGTTAGGCGGTGCAGTAGCTAATTATGCCCCTGGATTAGTAGATAAATATGGAGATGCCCTCCCAACAGGTATGGCTCAAAACATCGCGTCTGGTGCTCAAATGGGTGCTAACACAGGTGGTGGATTAAAAGGAACTCTGTCTGGCGGTGCTGCAGGTGCCTTAACTAATTTAGCTATGTCTGGTTTAGAAGGCATGGGTGTTGTACCACCAAGCACAACCGCTACACCAGCAGAAGTAAACCCAGAAAATACTATGTGGGACTCTGCTACAGGCACATTTACTGCAGCCCCTGATGTTGCGTATGGCCCAAATGGTGAATATTTTGGTCAGCCTTTAGATATAGCATCTAATACAGGAGGCTACGCGCCAACTATAACAGATGCAAGTCTTCTTATTGGGCCACCTGCAGCAGCAGCAGCGACCACAGCACCTGGCGCTTTATCCCAAGTAGCTCAAGCAGCGGCACCATCAACCGGCTTCGGCTTTGGTGATATTGCTAAAATCGGATTGATTGGAAGTTTAATTTCAGGAAAAACACCGCAACAAGCTAACGATGCAATTATGCAAGATCCAGCGCTTACTGCACAACAAAAAGAAAATATGTTGCGGTCACTAACTAATTATAAGTTTAGTCCTGGCATGACCACATTCCCACAACAAGGCTCAACAGAATGGGATAGATTGATGGCGCAAATAAATCAAGGTATTGAGCAAACATACTCAAAACCAACATTAACAGAAGAGCCAGCGATGGCACGTGGTGGTCGCAACGCTCGTCGTCAACCACAGGGTGCACTAAGTCAAATGTCTCGCATGGTACAAGGTGCTGGCGATGGTCGATCAGATAGCATAGACGCAAGATTGTCTGACGGTGAGTATGTTATTGATGCAGAGACTGTGGCATTATTAGGTAACGGCTCAACCAAAGCGGGCGCTATGATGTTAGATCAAATGAGACAAGGCATTAGACAACAAAAGGGTAAGGCATTAGCTAAGGGCAAGTTTAGCCCAGACGCTAAGTCCCCATTAGCTTACATGAAAGGTGGATTACGATAATGGCTTCTTTATTTGCAGGTCAACCATTACAGGCACCCAGTTATGCCGCAACAACCACGGATGTACCAAAGTGGCTACAAGACTATACAGTAGATCTTTTTTCACAACAGCGCGCAGTAGCTGGAACGCCTTATCAGCAATATCAATTACCGCGTATTGCTGACGTAACTGCGCCTACCACCGCTGCGCAAAACTTAATCACAAGCAGCTCTGGGGCTTATCAACCAGCTATGCAAAACGCTATCGCTGGCACCCAAGGTTTGACTGGTCAAGTTGCCGGCACAACCTCAGGCTTGACTATGTTACAACAAGCTGCCGGCATGAGTGGTGTAGGGGCAGCACAACCGTATCTTACTAATGCTGGGCAAACAGCGACTGCTAACATCGGGCAGTACATGAATCCGTACACACAAAATGTGACGGATCAAATTGCTAAGCTCGGTGCGCGTAACCTATCTGAAAATTTATTGCCAGCTGTTAGCGATCAGTTCATTCGTGCTGGCCAATTTGGCTCATCTGGTATGGGCACGTTTGGTGGCCGTGCATTGCGTGATACACAAGAGGCCATTCTTAATCAACAAAATCAAGCCTTACAATCAGGCTATACACAAGCGCTAGGCGCAAGTCAAGCGGACTTGGCTCGTCAAGCTACTCTAGGTCAAACAGCTGGTCAGTTAACACAGGCTGGTCAACAAAACTTAGGAACAATCGGCGCTCAAACCGCAGCGACTGCTCAGGCAGAGGCGGCAAGACAAGCGCAAGCGCAAGCGCAAGTCGGTGACTTAGCTAAGATGCAACAAGGTTTGACTACTGCTGATGCTGCTGCGTTAGAGTCTGTTGGTGCCTCACAACAAGCGCAAGCGCAAAGAGGTTTAGATGTAGCCTTCCAAGACTACCAAAATCAAATTAATTTCCCTCAACAGCAAATAAATAACATGAGCGCCACATTGCGTGGATTGCCAGCCACAGCCGTACCAACAACCGGCACAACAACTGGTTCTACTACTCAATTTACGCCAAGCCCGTTGTCTCAAATCGCCGGTGCGTTTGCTACTTACAAAGGCTTAACAGCAGCTAAAGGTGGCCTAATTGATGGCTATGCTACCGGTGGTGCTGTAAGTGCTGATGATTTGCATAGCTCTGTAATGGCTGACTACGGCAAGTACTTTAAACGCGGCGGCATGGTGCCAGGTTACGCAGAAGAGGGTTACGTTGATGTAGAAAATCCAGCCGACTTGGTGGATGGCGGTCAAGCATTTGCTGATCAATACGCACAAGGACAACTAGAGTATCCAACTCAGCAAAATGCACCAATGCCTGTAGCGCGTGCTTCAGGTACGTATCCTGTAGTAGGCTCAGAAACTATTAATAATCTAGTTAATAAGTACGGCGGCCTAGGCGATGATGCAATTAAACAATTAGCTGCTATTAATGCAGAACGCACTAAAGCAAGGCAAGATTACAATACCCAAATTGCTAAGCTAGAAAATATGGCACCTCAAGGCCCTTCACAATCAGAATTATGGTTTAATCGTGCAGCCGCATTTTTAGATCCAGGTAAAACTGGTTCATTTGGTGAAGGCTTGCAGCATATGGCTGGCGTTGAAGCCGCGCATAGTAAAGCATTACGTGAATATAACCAAGAATTTATGAAAAATAAAATCATGGCCGGTCTAAAACGTGGTGAATTTACAATGGAAGACTTAGCACGTCAAGAAAAATCTACTGTTGATATGGCGCAGTTAGGTATTACTTCACAAGAAAAACTTGCCGCTTTACTGGAAAAAATAAATGCCGGTGAAAAAGAACGCTTGGCAGGTATAACAGCACACTGGAATGACTCTAATGGGGAAATTACAGTTGTAGATAAAGGTAATAACACATTTACTACAATTCGTCCAGCAGATATTCCTGAAAATGTACGCTTAGAAATTCTAAAAAATGCTACTAGTCGTGCTGAAGGTTATGCTCCGGAAGAAAAACCTGCAAAAATTGAGCAATTTATGAAAGAAAACTTAGCTGCGTATGCTAAAACACGCGTAGCTATACGACAAGGTGCAACAACTCCTTTGCCTTCCTTAGCACCTACAAGTGAAACACCGCCTGCAGCACCTAGCTTATCAGGTAACGCTATTCCACTTAGGCCTGGAGCAGGCCAAGGCGCAGCACCAGTATCACCAACCGCAGCACCAGTATCACCGGCCGCAGCACCTAGCACTGAGCCTGCTAATGTAGGTTATACCTCACCGTTTGGGCAATATGTAGTAGCACCACCTAGGGCGCGAACTACCACTGGCGAGCAAACACCGCAACAAAAAACAGAGTTTGAAGGACAAGCTGCGGCTAACTTAGACGAAGTTAAATTATTTAATACACGCGTCAATGAGGCATCTGCAGCAGGTTCTGCAGGCGTTGCGGCAGCTAACCAATTACTAAATGTGCTACCTCAAATACCAAACACTGGTACCTTAGCGCCATATAGACAACAATTAGGCTCTGTATTTGGCTCCTTAGGTATTCAAGGTGATATTACTGATTCAGCAGGTATGCTAAGCATTGCGCAAGCAGCGGTTAGTAGCTCCGTGCTAGGCCAACAATTGTTACAAAAAGGTGTGCAAACAGAGGGTGACGCCAAACGTATGGAAATGGCGGGCCCTACTTTAACACAGCCTAAAACTGCGGTTGAGTTCTTAACACGTACAGCTAAAGCAACAGGCTTGCGTCAACTTGAAATGAGCGCCTTCCGTGATGATTGGCGCCGTTATAATAATACTGATCTTGGTATGGGTGACGCTTGGAATAAATATATTAATGCAACACCTTTAACAGCTACCTTACCAAACAATAAATTGATTTTTGTAAATGAGTATATTGATCAGTATATGAAAGCGCATCCTACAGGTACTACAGAGCAAAGACGTGGTGCTGCGTTAAGTAATTGGCGTAAACTAGGGAGAATGTAATTATGGCAGATAATGAAAAACCCTGGATTCCAGGAGAAGAAAACGAGCGCACTATACCTCCTGTTAGTGTTACGGCCAAAGCGCCTACAGAGGCCGAAAAGGCAGAATATGAGGCAAATTTACCTTGGATACCTGAAGGTTGGGAAGCTAAAGATGTTGAAGGTGGCACGCCATCTTTTGAAAGTCCTGCCTTAACAACTTTTCTTGAAGGCGGCGTAGGTATGGGCGGCGGCGATGAGCTAGCTGCCGGTATTGCCTATACAAAAGCCCGCGCGGCAGGTGCTAGCCATGAAGAAGCTTCATTAGCTGCAGCTAGAAGATTAAAAGCTGATCGTGAACAACGCCGCCAATATGCTGCTGAAAGCCCTTGGAAAGCCGGCTCATTAGAGTTAGCTGGTGGCATAATTTCAGGTCTTGGCGCCACGGGCGTAGCTACTAAAGTAGCACCTCGCCTAATAGAAGCTGCAAAAGAGTCGCCTAGAGCAGCCGCAGCTGTATTAGGCGGTGGTGGTATGGGCCTTACAGGTGTACTTGAAGGCGAAGGCTGGGAAGATCGTGCAAAGCGCGGTTTAATTGGTGCAACAATTGGCGCACCTTTAGGCCTTGGCATGGATATTGCAGGTGATGTTGCTAAAACAGTTTGGAATTACGGCACTCGTGCCATGGGTATTGGCAGTGGTGTTAAATATGCTAATACTGTTATTGCTGATGCATTAAAACGTGCAGGACTTACTGCAGACCAAGTTAGTGCTAAGCTAGCTCAATATAAAGATAGGCTTTTAACTGCGGCTGATGTAGATGAGCTATTTCAGCAAATTGCTAAAGAAGTATCTAGTGATACTGGTGTTACGCGTAGACAAGCCTCTAAATTTTTATTAGATCGTGAAGCAAATCGTACTGGCCGCATTGGCCAAGATGTAGATGAGCTAATCCATGCTGGCGACTATTATACCGGTCGTGAAGCTGCTATGGCCGCTAAAAAAGCTAATGCTGAGCCTTTATATGAGTCTGCCTTAGGTGTACAACCTGTTATTACAGAAGACTTATATAACTTGCTAACAAAAAGCCCATCTATGCGTAAAGCTTTTGAATTAGCCCGCTCTCGCCATCAAGATGAATTTCAAAAAGACTTGCCTGAATTATTTGTGGAAGTTAAGCCTGGTATTTATGAGCTTAAGACTGCGCCTGATGCGCGTACCTTACATCGTATGAAGCTAGCCTTAGATGATCTTATTGCTGATAATACTACTCGCAATGCTATTACTGGTGTTAAAACAGGTCAGCTTAATACTGATGGCCGTACATACCAAGGTCTTAAAACCAAGTTATTAAATTGGATGGACAATAATATTGTTGATGATAAAGGCGCTAAGCTTTATGCCAATGCACGTAGCACCTACGCCGGCGATGCGGCTATTATAGATGCTATGGATCGCGGCGCTTCATTATATAAGCTGCACCCTAATTCTATTGCGGCAGAATTTAAAAAGCTAGATCCTTCAGAAAGAGATGCCTTCCGTGTTGGTGTAGTTAAAGCCATTGAAGACAAAATGATGAATAATGCTGAAGGCGCGGCAGCTGTTTATAAAATCTTTGGTAAAACATCAAATAGCAAAGAATATGCACAAATAAAAGCTATTTTTGATAATCCAGCAGACTTTGAAACATTTAAACAAAGATTGCTTACAGAAATAGACATGGCAGGTACAGAAAAAATAGCTAAAACAAAATTAGCCTCATCAAACGCTACGCACGTAGAGCGCCCTGAATTTTATCCTGTTACTAAACGCCATTTTATACCACAATACTTTTTAGATGCAATAGCACCTAGCGAAAAAGAAAAAAACTTAATTTTAGATCGCGTACTAACGCCTTACCCCCAAGGTGCCGCGTTATTAAAAGAAGCTGAGCGCAGTGCAATACAGGGCCCATTAAGTAAAGCATGGGAATTTACAAGACCTGCACGTTTATTAAATCAGCCTTTAATACCAGGTTCTTATACGGGTGCTCGTGAGCCAAGCGTACCAGAAGAGCAACAGCCGTTTGCGTTGCCTACACCGCAGCAAAATGTTTTAGAGGTATTAAAACCTCAGCAATATAGACCTTAAAGTATTTTACTATAATCAGGGCCTACCCAACCGGCAGGTTTAATAACGTCATGCTTAGAACCTCGCTTGCTACCTTCGCCGTTTGGGCCTGCCTTTACTTTGCGCATATTACATGCATGTACTTCATCCCACGCCGCTTGAAAGGGCAACCCTTGGAGATACGCCGTACCTAGCGCTACGTATACTAAATCAACTAAAGCATCTAACTGCCCGGCTAAATCATTTTTAGTGGCAGCTAAAAGATACTCATCTAGCTCTTCCTGCATAAACTTAATACGAAAATTTGATAGTATTACTGGCAAATTAGTAGGCCCACCGTTATAGTCTAAACCAAATTTTTCATGAAATTCTTTTATATCATTAAGCATTTTAACTCCTAGAATTTTTGTAAATGCATTTCAGGTGGGAACACGCCGTCTACATATTCTGCAATATCTTTAGGTGGCATGTGCAACCATTTTTTATGGTTACGTAAAATATAAAATCGTTGCTTACCAAAAGACACTGAAGGAATAGGCCCTACTGTCTTTAAACCAAAGCGACTTAGCTCGCGGCCTAAGCCATTAGGTGTTACGCGAGTTGTGTTTTGGGGATCATACAACCATTTTAAATGTTTATTAAGCACTAAGTCTAAGTCTGTCGGTTTGCATTGTAAATACTCCGCCAGGCGATGCAATTCCAATTCTAAATTAGCTAAAAAGAAAGATACCCAGCCGCTTAAATCAGATCTTGCGTGATCAACTAATTCATTTTTACTTGCTGTCATAGGGGCAGCTGCTGCGGGATCAAAGGTAGTAGTATCGTAAGCTAGCAAGTATGCAAATAAGGCTTCACGTCCACCATTTTGAAGCCATGTCATATAGCTTCTATAAAACTCAGGTTCTCTACGTTTTTCTGCTACTGTGCGCCATATAAAAAAGCGGCGGTCTTGATCATCTAAGAAAAACGCATCAGGGTGGTTACTGGTAAAGTAATAATTAATACAGTCAGGCACTACGTATGTGGGTAAATTTTTCATATTAATCCGCAGTTGACGTTGCGTAATTAATGCCTTTAATTTATCTGCCTCATGCCGTTTATCAGAGCCTGTAATTTCATCACCTAGTATAAATTGCTTATTAATAGCCCATTCATTAAATGACGCATGCAATTCTTGATTACCAATTTCACCAAAATTATTGCCGTAAATTTCACCTAGCGTATAGCCTACAAGTGACTTACCTGTACCTGTTTCAGGTCCCCACATTACTGCGCTAGTAAATAACTTAGTACCGGGCTTTTGAATAGGGTAAGCAGCCCATTGTTGAAACCAATGCTTACTGTCTATATCATCACCAAATAAAATATCTAGTAAATCTTGCCAAGGGGCTACATCACCTTCTATTGGCGCACAACCCCAGCCACGCCAAGTATTATATTCATTGGCTTCAGTAATTGTTAACTTGCCAGGTTCATAAGTTACGCATTCAACATCTAAGCGACTAGCCCATTTTACCCACTCGGCAGCCACACGCACTTCTGTGCGCTTCATATTACCGTTGCCTGAAGATTGATATTCAATTACATTATGATTGGCCATAAGGCCATTAATGAAAGAGTCCCGCTTTAATCGGCGCGCTGTTGCTAATTCAATTACTAAGTCTTGGTCCATTACATAAGCATAGCGTGTATTAATTTCAGCCATGCGATCACCTAAATCAATGCTTCGAACTTCAGCTAACACTGATTGTAAATCACCGCCATTAATTAAAAAGTCATCAAGGCCTTGCTTTTCACCAGTAATAGTAGGTGGCAATGTTGCCAGCTTAGGTATTGCACCTTGCGCTAATAAGGCTTTAGCTAATGCAATTTCGGCGCGTGCAACATTAGGATTAGTGGCCGCATCGGAGTCAAATACAATAGTAACTACTCGACCGCGCCAATCTATTTGTGGTAAGGGCTCAAGTAAAGGTATTTGGCGCTTAGCACTAGACCAAACAGACACACCACCTAGCGCTAGGCAGCTGTAGCCCATTTTTGCAGCGCATGCAGCCTTTAGCTCGCCTTCAGTTATTAAAATATCTTCCGTTGGCCGTTGTGCAATATCTGCCCATGGAATTATAGGCGGTAGGTATACTTCATTTAATGATTTAGGTTCTTGTGCATAGCGCTGTGGCTTTGCTATTTGGGCGGCAAATCCGCTAGGCTGTGCTAAATATCGTATGCGATAAAAACTTGTTTGATTGCCGTCAATATCAAAGTAAGGTATTTTAAAGCCTTTTACTTTGGTAAATGAGTTATGTAACGTGGCGCAATCGGCTACAAATGTCAGCCCTAGCACTGCTGCATCAGCTAAATCTAACCCCGAAGAGCTTAATTTAGTAGTGAATGCGGCATCGCTCTGCGCTTGCGGCGCAGCTACTTGTGCTTTAATTGCCATACAACCTCGTTATTATTTATTTATTATTAATTACTAATTGCGGCTTAGGTCTAAAGTTTAAGCCTTCAATTAGAACGTCTACTAACATTTTATTTTGAACATACGTATATGACATTTCAGGCGCATATCTACGTGTAGGTCCAGTTTTTTCTTTAATATCGTATGTCTTGTAATATAGTGTTTTAGCTAAATTTTGTAACTGCTTATGCTTAAGTCTTACGTACTTAAATTTCATACAATCTTGCGCAAATTGGCGGCCTTCGGGCGTTTTAGCAAGCCATTCTGCTTGACTAACTGGCGGTTGAGGCGGTTGCAATGGTGCGCGAGGTATTACTTTAGCTTTTGCCAAAGCTCTAATGTGCTCTGCAAATTCTTCAGATACTGTAATGCTTATTTTAACTTCTTTTAATGACATTGTAATCTCTATATTGCTGCCAATTACGCCCGGCACGTTCCCATAACTCTTGCCCGGTTTGCCCTGTATGATTTTCTAAGAAAACTATACGCTTACAGGAGGTATTTAAAAGCATTTTTGTGCATCTAATACATGGGCTAAGCGTTACATAAACTGTATCAATAGCCCAAGCATCAGGGCATTGTAATAAAGCATTAACCTCTGCGTGCACTGCTTCGCAAGAGTCTTGCCCTGGCGGCAGATCATGCCCTTTACAAGTATGCCCTTCGTTACAATGCCCTAAGCCTGCCGCTACACCGTTATAGCCTGTGCCTATAATATGCCCGCGCTCATTTGTAAGCACGCAGCCTACAGCTTTACGTAAGCATGTAGATCGCCCACTTATTACTGCAGCTAGCTGGCTAAAATACGCATCTTTAGTGGGTCGCATTATACGGACATTTCCGCTGAAATTGCAGGCCAAGGCTCATAGTTTTCTAAAGTAATATCCTCCATAGTTAGTTCAAACATACTCTTTTTAGCCAACTTTAATGTAGGTAATTTTTTAGGCTTACGTGATAGCAATTCCGTTACCTGGTTTATATGGTTTAGATAAATATGTGCATCACCTAATTGGAAAATTAAATATCGTGGATCTAAACCTACTTCTTGCGCTAGCATTGATAAAAGCACTGCGTAGCTTGCTACGTCAAAAGGCATACCTAAAAATAAGTCTACTGATCGCATGTCTACTCTTAAATCAAGGTGTTCATTTGACACATAGCATTGAAACAAAATATGACACGGTGGTAAGCACATTTGATCTAACTCTGCAGGTTGCCAAGCCGTAACTATATGACGCCGGCTATATGGATCGGCTTTTAAGTTAGCTATTAAGTCTGCCAATTGATCAACTACATACCTAGTACCTTGCCATGCCCGCCATTGCACACCATAAATGCGGCCTAAGTCACCAGGAACTTGCGGGGACCAATAAGGGGCACTAGCGTTAGCATCCCAAATTTTGACGCCCAGTTTATGAAAGTCTTCAATGTTGCTTTTGCCATGTATAAAGCATAGCAGCTCGCCAACTACCTGCTTAAAAGCTAAGCGCTTAGAGGTAGTAGCAGGAAAGCCATCGCGTAAATCAAAAGTTACTTGCGCGCCAAATACTGAAATAGTGCCAGTACCTGTACGATCCTTGCGCACTAAGCCTGTATCACGTACACGCTTAATTAATTCTAAGTAAGGTATCATGCTTGCTCAACCTTAAGACGATTTAATACAAGCGTGCAGTAACCTATAATGTCTACATAGTGATCTAGCTCATTTGGGTTGCCACATAATATGCGTGCCATTTTATGTGCTACCATGTCAAGGCACTCTTTTTGATCCATGTCTAACTCAACCCAATTGGGTGAGTCACGCATATTATCTTTTAGCACTTGTGATGTATAGCTACTTACCTCAAAAGAGCCATGTGTTTTCTTACGCTCATCTAAGATGTTTTGAATGTCAGTCATTTAGCACCTCGTTTAATATCTGCACGGTACCAGTTTAAGCTTGCAGTAGTTGTTTTAGCGTCCGGCCATTTAGCACGTACAGCTGTAAGAATTTCATCGTTTGATTTGCTTTCTTTAATTAGCGCAACGCAAAATGCGCCAATGCCAAGGCCTCTAGGCTTAGCTTCTGTAGGTGGCTTAGCTGCCTTAGCTTTAGCAGCTTTTTCTGCTTTTTTATCAGCTACTTCTTGCTGTGATGGGGTAGGCGCTTCTGATGCTTTTGCGGCTAAGGTTTTTGCCTCAGCTGTTGTTGCTGTTGCCATAATAATCTCCTTAAGTTTTTGAATTACAGGTAGGTTGTGCATATAAGCACGTTGGGCTAACTTTAAAAATGATACTGCGGCATCCGATACAGAGCTAGGCACTTCTGTATCAAATTCTTTATTAAAAGCAGGTGTTGATAGTTTACTTAGCACTATGCCTACAGCTTGCGCTTCTATAAATTGCGTAACTTTAGCCGTTTGCTGAATGCGGAGGACAATGTGCCTATTATAATTTCTTAATACTGCGTATTGCATGACGCTTCCTTTAGTCAGTCGTTATTCGACGATAATTAATTATACTGTATGCGCATAAACATGTACATAACTATGCATTCCAATAATCAGCTAATGCCGTTAGCAATGATTGTTGCTGCTTATCTTTTTTAGCCACTATTGCCAGCACTGCAGTATCAATAGTTTTATTAGCCACTAAATGGTAAACAAATACGCGCTGTGATTGCCCTTGGCGGTATACACGTGCAATAAATTGTTCATAAGTTTCTAAATTATATGTTAACGTAAACCAACAAATAGCGCTGCCACCCTGCTGTAAATTTACACCATGCGAAATAGCACCACTTTGGGCAAGCAATAACGGTATTTCACCACGGTTCCATGCATCTATAATATCAGCGCCTTGTTTTGTAGTCATACCACCGCCAATAATTGGTAGCTTACCACCAAAGGCTGCATTAATTGCGCTAGCCTCATGTGTATATTCATATGCTACTAATAATGGCTGGCCTTCTAATTCCTCTACTAAATCTTGCAGTGCTTCAACCTTAGCACTATGAATAATATGTATATCACCATGCTCATCATATACAGAGCCCGAGGCAATTTGCCTGCATTTACCTGCTGCCACTGCTGCATTGACCGCGGTTACTTTACCCTCCTGCACTTCAATTTGCAGTTTTTTCTCCATTTGCAAGTATTGCAATTGAGCTTCTTCGGGCAAGTCTACTACTATATTAACCTTAATTAATTCAGGCATATCAAGGTAGTCTTCTGCGGCCATACGCATAACACGCGGCGCAAGCAATTGCTGTATTTGTGTTGCGGCATTTGGTTTTAGCTTCCATTCATATCCGCCAAAACCTGTTTGAAAGAAATATAAATCCCGATAGTGCGATATAAATGGGCCAAACGTAGCACCTTGATCCATGCAAAATACTTGGCCAAATAAATCAAGCAAGCTATTGGCCGCCGGTGAGCCTGTTAAAATATAGCGGCGTTTAAACTTGCTGAGCATCTTTTTAAGCGTTTTAAAGCGTTGTGTATTAGTATGCTTTAGCTTTGAGCTTTCATCAATAACAAGCACATCAAACATAGGCGCATGCCTTGTAGCAGCCTCCAGCCATTTTAAGCCTTCATAATTCATAACATAAATATCATGGTCCTCAGCTAGCACCTTAGCTTTATTTGCGCCATGTAAAATACCTACTGATAAATGCTGAAACTCATCCCACTTTTGTCCTTCAGCTGGCCATGTAGAATAGCATACTCGCAAGGGTGCTAGCACTAGCATTTTTTTTACCAGCTTCTTAGCACGTAGCACTTCAAAGGCAGCAAAAGTAATACTTGTTTTACCTAACCCTGGCGATAAAAATAGCCCTGCGCATGCTCTTTCAAGTATAAATTTAATAGCGCGCTCTTGATACTTATGCGGGGTGAATTTCATTATGATCCTTTAATACTTTAAATGCGGCATCAAAGCCATAACAAACGTGCACTTCAGCCTCATGCTTACGCAGCTCTTCAATAGCATTTTTCTGCGCTTCAGATAGCACACCCTTATCCGTCTTTAACTCTACCCAAATATATCGGCCTTTATTAGTTACAACCAATCTATCCGGGTAGCCCCGTCTGCCAATAACATTTTGCTTAAGGCAAAGCCAGCCAAGCTTTTTACACTCTTTAAGAAACTTAGCCTCAATTTGCTTTTCTAGCATATGGTTACCAGTGGTGAATTACATTAATAATTAATACAATATCGGCTATAGCAGCTAGCCCTATTAATAGCCATTCTTTTAATACTCGCATGGCCCTGAATTACCTTTTCTAAAATGGCAAAAGCCACAAAATTGATTAGGACGCGCTGCCCATATATCATCTACAAACATTGGCAATACACGACCTTCCCATTTTTTCTGTAAATCGGGTAGCATGGCTTGCGTATATGCGCCATGTGAGGTGCCCACTATTTCACCTGTATCTAAAAACCAAAGCTCTGCAGCAATATGCTTAACATCAGGGTATAGTAAAAGTGCGGCTAAGGCATAAAGCTCTAATTGATCTTCATAGCCGCCTCTATTTTTACCTGTTTTAAAATCAATAATGCGGATAGTATCATCATCTAAAGCTAGCGCATCAATCTTAATACGACACCAGGCATCTGCATCAAACCAGCCTGTCTTTTGCCAGTCTTTAGTAAAGGTTATTTCAAGCTCAGCTATAGCTTTTAAATCACGCAGCTCTTCTAATTCTAAAGCCAGCAATTTATATGTATCAGGCACTTCTGCAGCTTCATTTTTAAGGTATAACTCACCTTGCTTATGTATTGCACCCCCACGATCCATTGCAGCTGAGCCTGGCTCTTTAATGCCATCTAGTACCGTTAGCTTAAATTTAAAGGGACACTGCTCGTAAGTATTAAGGCGAGAATAAGACCATGCGGTTACGGTCTTTGCTTTACCCGCTTTTTTAATTTCAATTTTAGACATATTTTTCCTTAGACTGCTGCAAAATTAGGGCCACGTGCTTCTGTGGATATGATTTCATAATCAAGTATACCCTGAAAGCTGCCATTCATAGCTTGCGCAAGTAATGCGGCTTCCTCATCTTGATGCTCAATTGGACATTCTATTACAATTTCATCATGAACACTTAATACTATTTGCCCATGCTTTGTATTGACTGCATAATCAATTAAAGCTTGTTTAGATTGATCCGCAGCGGAGCCTTGAATAAGATAGTTGGTTAACTTAAATGAGTATGTTTGCAGCTTACCATTAATTACTTTAGGCGTCTCAGCATAATATCTACGACCGCCTAATGTGGTTAAATAGCTACCGCTATCTCCACGGCGGGTTAGCTCGCGCTGCATTTCTTTAATCTCAGGCAATGCTTTTAAATACTGCGCTTTAATGGCCGTAGCTTCCGCAACACTTACACCTAAGCTTTCCGCAATCTTAGCTACGCCTGCACCATACAATACCGCAAAGCCTAGTGTCTTAGCCACCTTACGGGTAATTTGCGCAATATTAGCAGCAATCATATGGACGTCAGCTTCAGGTTCTTTTTGCAGCACCGCTAATAAGCCGCCACCTGCAAAGTGGGCTAGTAACCGCAGTTCTTGTGCCGAGTAATCTCGCGCCACAAATATGTTACCATCATCTGGAATAATGTAACTACGCACCGAAGGCAGGACAAAGTCAGTCACATATTCAAGCTTAGCTAGCTGTGCTTTTAAGCCTTCCCATTCTACAGGAATAGCTTGCAAGTTAGGTGAGGACGAAATACGACCGGTCCTAGCACCTGTGTCTGAATAATTACGCACTTGGTTCCATCGCACAAACATGCGCCCTGTTACTTTAGCTTGCTCATACCACGGCATTAAAAAGGTGCGGAGTGTTGTTGCAATGGCACGGCGGCATAAGATATGCCCTAGCAATGTAGGATCTGAAATAGCCTCAATAATAGAGTCCTTAGCCACTGATCGGTTACCCTTTTCAGTTAGCGCAAAGCCTTTACCTGCAAGGCCTTTAGCCTCAATTGCGTCTGCTAAAGCTTCGCCAGAGTCAATATCAACCTCGCCTACAATGCTTTTAATACTTGTGTCTAAATTATTCAAAATTTGAACATATAAGGCTATATCTGTACGCAGCTTAAACGTATCAACCCTAACACCGCGTTTTTCCATTTTATAAATGTGGGGCATTAGCGCCATTTCACGCCGGTAAGGTTCTTGTACACTTTCTGTATGCAATGCAGCAAAGATTTTTTCTGTACGTATTACGTCCCCTATTGCGTAAGGCCCGACTATAGTGGCCGGTGCTTTACTAATATAGGCGCCCCAATCTTTTTGTGTTTTACGCACAAAGTTATTAGCCAGCAGCCAATCATGCACTGCATCTTGCTCTTCAGGAGGGAGGTTTAATAGTTTATGCGCTAATGGCTTAAGACTTAATTCACCATGTGCATTATTAAGAAAAGCTAGCACCATTGAGTCATGCCACTTAGGCCAATCAATAGTTAGCCCCATTTTTTCTTCAGTAATAGCAGCCTCAAACATAAGGTTATGCGCCAGGAATTCATAGCCCGGTGATGCTAACGCCTCTGCTAAGGCTGCCTTACCTTCTTCAAAAGTACAATTATTGCCTTCCGCATGCCCCCAAGCCCAGTACTTAGCTTCACCGTCTTTAAGTATAGCTACGCCTACAGGTGTTGGGGGATAGTCTGGCCTATTTTGTATTGCGGTTGTTTCATAGTCAATTGTTATAATCTTCGATACTGACATAAAAACCTTTCATTAATTAAACTACCCTTTAGCTTTTGCTGCCATATCTTTTTTCTCTCTAATTGAGCGCATTTTAGAGAAGCGATTATAGATGCGTAGCATTACGCGAAGCCTTGCTCGTTCGGACTGCTCTTGTGCTAATAACTCTTCTAACTCAACCTCAGTTAAAGTCATTACTACTTTATTAAGAACAGCCCAATTTTTTAAGTATGTTGCGAATTGGGCCTGCACTTTACATTCTCCTTATATTAGTATTTTTTACCACGGCCTTTGTCTGCTGCTTTTTCTACCGGTGCTGTTGCTTGGTATGGTGCAGTAGGTGTTGCTACTTGGCCTTCATGACGTTTGATCAACGCACCTAGCACTTCGCCATCATTTACAGGTTCTTTCTTAGTAAATGTGATTTTGTATTGTGTTTTAGGATCGGGTTGAGCACCAATAGTTGTTACCACAGAAAACGGTGGGCGGCGATCTATTGTTGCCAATGTATTAACATAATTAGCCCAGTTTTTAGTAGACGTTACAGGTAATTTTAAGAAAGCAATTTCAGCTGTTTCAATAGTAACCGGATCTAAAGGTGTGGCAGGTACCATAGCAAGGCGACGACTATTTTTACAAGCTTTACCTTTGCCGCGATCAGCGGAACCAAATTCATTTTGTGGACAACCTTTGCATGTTTCATGTTGCGGTTGGCTTGAGTCAGGATGCGGCGCTAACTCTTTATCGTCATGCGCAAAAGCAAAGCATACAGGACTTGCAGGATTATCAGGATCAAAGTCATCAACATAGTAGGTGTTTTCATAAATGCTATCCACTACAACTACGTCTAGCTTATTGCCAGCTACTGCTTGACCTTGCCATTGTAAAACGCCACTACGTGTGGTAACAAAACTGCCTGTTGGCGCAGCTTCTGCTTGTTGTGCTTGTGTTGCAAATTGTGCAAGTCTGTCAGCCCACTCTGTTGGCATGGCTACAGCTGTTGCATTAGGTACCACTACTTCGTTAGTCATTTTCAGCTCCTTAGTTACAAGTTAAAGTTAAGAGCGCCTTGTTCGGGCCCTTTAAACCAACTAGGTGCACCGCGTTTAGTCCAAGTGGCGCCTTGTTGGGTATTACAATAAAATTCTTGATACGCTTTTGTAGGTTGCCCGTGTATTGCTTTAGGCAATAATTGTAGCCAGCGTTTAGGCTTGCGCATGTCAGCTTGCGGTGTAGGTAATACATGCAAACTCTGTTGATACTCTTCTAACCATACGTCAAACCTAAAAGCTGCTTCATTAATTAACTGCTTGGTTAGCATATTTAACCAACTGTATTCAGCCGGCCCTCCGCACCATTTAGTCAATATATGATTTTTAAATGAATGTCTTTCGGCGTGCACCGCACGTAGCACTTCAATAAGCACAGGAATACTTTCTGCTATGTGCTCATCAGAATACATTGCGGCGCACTGACTTGGATCTTCATCTAATAAAAATACTTGCGGGCGCATTTAATTACCTGCTTTGGTAAGCGATAGCCCTATTTTTACAAATGGAGTAATGCCAGGAATTTCCTCACCATTAGAAAAATGCTCTTCACAAGCACGCGCGCCGGGTTGCTTACGCATTAGCTCCCATGAGTCGGTTGCTGCTACGTATTTAGTAAAGGCTTCCCAATCGCTAATTTGATACACAGTAGAGCGCTTAATACCTGCTGTGGCTATTTCGCCCTTAGCACCGTTTAGCTCTTGCTTAGAAAAAGCTTCAAGTATATGCGTTTCATAGGCGCGTTCTACTTCACCCATGGCATCTACTTCCCGTTGAAAGTCTAAGCGCTTAGCACGTGCCTCGTATAAAGCATCTATACAACCGCCTACTGTTGATGGAAATTTTATTGACATTTGAAACTCCTTAATTAGTCAGCTGCAATACAGCGATACATTTATTATGCGCTTTTGGCATAATAATGTACAGACTTATTTGCCCAGTTATATACTTGAAAGGTATTTATCTGCCAATAAGCCTGCTTGGGTTAATACATATTCGGGGTCGTTATGCGCAGTAGTTGTTACTAACGCAAGCATAAACATAAGCACTAATTCCTGTCTAGTTTGCATCTTTGTCCGCCTCTTTAGCTAAGTCTTCTTCCAGTTCAGCTTTAGCCGCTTGGTCCTGCGCTTGTTTAGCTAGCACTGCTTGTTGGTGCAATGCAGCTTGCGCTAGATGCACAGACGTTACTTCTTTCTGCACCGATAAAACTGCAAACATTTCATCAAGGTTAACGCCTTCTTGATAGGCTTGGTGCATTGCGTCTGCAATTAAGGTTGCTGCGGTTGTGTATCCACTCATTTTGTTTCTCCTTGTTTACGTTGTTGGGCTTTCAAAAGTAATTCTCTTAGTTCCTGCATTTGTTCTTTTGTCATAATTTCCCTTGCTAGTTTCAATTCGTTTTTCAAATCCATAATTATATAATGGTCTGACGCCATACCTTCTGTTAGAAAGCGGATGTGTTCTGTAAGTTGCCAGACTTCATTCATACGCTGCGGCCTATGTAGGTGGCAGATGAGTCTTTAAACTTTACGGTAATTGCACACTCTTCACCTTTGGTTATGTGCAGTAGCTTATATACTCCGTATCCCATCGATAAGACTGCTATCAGCAATAGACTACATATCACTACTACCGCCCTGTCGGCTGTTGTATTAAGGGAGCAGTCACACCGTCTCCCTTGCTGGCAGTCTTGGTTACATGGCATTTTGTTTCTCCTCTTCAACGGCACGATTTAAGTCAACCAACAACCTGTCCCAAATGGTTTGCTTGAAATGGTCGGGATAAGCATTCCATGCTTTGAAGTATTCGCTGTCTGGGCGAAAGCCATAAGCATCTTTATACAGGTCGGACAATAAGTCCGTGTCAAATGTGTAATTCATTTTGTCTTCCTAAAGTGCCATCTATACACGCGGGCATATCGGCCGTGTTTCATGCGAGTTATAAAGGCAGTGTAAGCTAAAAATTTAATATTGTGCGGTAGATGATCCCTGCGCATACTAGCCATGCGCGTTTTAGCATACCTACGCCGGATCTGCATCATCAACCTCCAGTTTAATTTTGCCTAAGTATGGCCCATATTGTTTAAATGTTATGTTTCCGTTTTCTAGCCACCCATATACATTTATATACTGTGGCTCTTTATCGCAGCTTGCGTTGTACTCATCAACAACTTGTTTTATCAATTCTTTTGCAGATATACGCTTTTTAGGCTGTTGTTTAATGCGGTATTCCCACCAACTATCGGTCAAAAATCTACCATCTTCATTTAATTTCCATTCACCCCAACCCATAATTGCATCTTTAGCACGATACTCAATCTCCGCACCATCAGCCCATGCTTTAATTTCTTTGTGCCATTTATGTTTTTTGTTCATTTCAGCGTATCCCTCTTCCCAACCTTGTTGCAATTTATCTTTTGGATAACATTCATCGCATATTGCCATTATAATTCCATGCTTACATCTGCTTATGTGTGCCATCTTTTTCCACCTTGTCTATTTCGTCGTCAGTCATTTCAAGCACGTCAATCCACGTAGGCTCTTCAGACTTGCGAAAGATATTGTCAAAGTTTTCATCAAAAGTTTTAGATTTCTTTTTGGTGATGATCTTGTCACCAGTAATTGGGTTACGATTAGTAGACACTTAACGCTCCTTTATATACCCGCCCTTTAGCTGGCTCAATATTAGTAAAGCCCATGCGAAATGCCAATTCTTTATTATCAACATATTGCTCGGGAATAACAATTGGATTTAATTTTTTGGCATACGAATTATCTTTGCCTTCACGTTTGGTGGTGGTGTAATAAGTATTGCGTCCAACACCATACTTAAATACAAGCCCTTCCTTGACAAGCATTTGCATGCTGTATTGAATATCCGACCGGCTAAAGCCTTGCTTCATTAAGCTATGGCCGGTACGGTTTGCCTGCAATATTTCGGTATATAACTCCATGCGTACTTTAGCAAGCTGCTCGGACGGTGTTATAGACTTAATAAAGGTGGCTACATTATCCATAGCAATGCGCCTAAGGCAACTAAGCAGGCCATAATCCAGCGGCCGGTGTAAAGGCGCAAGTGCTCGGCATCCCAGTGGTCTTCTTCTACAAACGTAGCACCGGTCCATTCATCTTGACGGTTGAATTGAAAGTTTCTTTTATCCCATGGTTCGCGATTATGCATTTATTTTCTCCTCAAGGGCTTTAATACGTTGTTCCAAATGCTGCACTATGCCGACTAATGCACCAATATTATTGTGTATGCCATTCATTATGGCATCTTGCTTTTCTTGCGCTGTCATGCCAGCACCTAAGTGCTTCATGTGCTCGGTATAATCTATCATGTTGGTACCTCCACGGTTATGCGTATTGTTTTAGTAATAATTGTAACTGAGTGATCTGCATTGACTTTGATGCGTAAATTGTCTACAGGCTCCGCAGCTTTAGGCGTGCTTTGCATTTGAATAGCTTTAACTAATTCAGGGCTTACATGCGTTTTGTTATTCCATTCATAGCCAACGCGCTCGCGCTTATCAACAATAGAGCTGATTGGCACTTTGCGAATTTTGCCTGTTTTGTGAAGCTGTTTTAGGGCATCACGGACGCGAATAGACTTTTCATCAGCTAACTCCACCATTTCGCACAGCTCGCGCGCGCTAACTGGTAATTGTGAATGCTGTATCTTAGCGCTGATGATATTATACAGCTTAGCAATATCAATAAACGGATTCATTTGTCTCATGTAATCTTCCATTATCTTCCTCCCTTTGCGCCATGCGCGTTTCCAACTCTTTGAACTCTTCGTGTATTTCTTTCAAAATGCGGGCAATCTCAGCCAGCTGTTCATCGTAAGTCATTTAATATGGCCTCCTCAATTAGCTCTTCGTCATTTGACATTATTGTGTAGGCAACCCCGTCGAGGCGCACCCAATTAATTTGTATATCCCACTCGGCAGGACTATTGCCTGTACTATATGGGTCGGTAACATGGCTGGCGGTGTAGCTTACCTCTACGTCAAAGGGTTGCTTATCGTCATCAATTAGCTCAACATTTATGCGAGGCATGGCAATGTCTCCATGAAACTTGGCACGTTGCGCCCGGTCCACTTAGCTATATGGCTTTTGTATTGCTTATAGTAGAGTTGATAGGCTTGCACAGCGTTATCTTTGTGGCACTCATCGGGCATTGCTTGCGCAAAGGCCGTTTGTTTGGTGGCGGTTATTTGCGGTGGGCACGCAGCCAATGACTCGATTATTTTTTGGCAGGCATGCACTTTTTTATAGCGGTAGGTATACTCTTTGCATAAGTTAAGGCCTAAGTTTACTAGCCATTGATAGTTAGCTTGCGAGGCACGCGCCCACACAGTACATGGGTGATTTGCATGCGTTGATTTGTAGGGCACAGGAATATCGTAGCTGGCATTGATTGTGCATAGCATTTGTGCTGTTTCAAGAGGCATCTTAACAACGTGTTTGTCAAGGTGCAGTTGTGCGGCAATTACAGGATCGGTATCCAATACAAAGATGTTCATTTTTAGTCCTTAAGTCAGCTGCATTACAGCGATAAATAATATTACACCGCATAAAGTAATTTGTACAGTTTAATTACCCCGCCAGGCACACACCCAGCGGAGTAGTTAGTTTAGGCAGCAATCAATATGCCAGGGTCGTTGGCCACAGCTAGTAGGCCGTTGAAAGCTTGTTGCTTAAGGTTGACGCCACCGTATAGCCAGCTTGCTTCTAGGCGACGGTCTTGTGACTTGCCCATATGCCAGTCTAGCATTTCGGTTGTGGCATTTAGCAGGCCCCACGCCGTACCTTGTGCTGAGTCGTACGCACTGCCTTTACCTTGACCGCTATACAACTGCAAGACTTTGGACACTTGCGTGTTGCCTTTCTCAGAGCTGTCCTTAAACAAGTTACGCACGAAGGCAATGGCTTGTTTGTCGGTCAGTCTTGTATCGGCTAATTGCCTTGCTTGCTCGCCAAATACGTCCCATGCTTCAGGCGTTAGGCCTAGCTCAGACTTAACGGTGTTAGCGTCAAATGTCGTACTATGCGCAACTTTAATGTCATTTAGCGCATTTTGGGAGCTTAGGTTCAACGTATTATTGCAGACAACACGAATGCTAGTGCGCCGCGCGGTGGTCTTTAAAGTCCCATCGCAGGCTGTAGCCAGCATAAGATAATCTTTTAGCACGTCTTTCTCGCCAATTTTAACCTCGTTGCCAGTGCGCGCAAGTGCCCAGTATTTAGCACCTCCGAATAGCACGCCAGCAGTTTCAAGTTCAAAGCCTTGGCCTTCAACTAAATCGCGAAAGAATTCTAGCACTTCCATGGGCTGCACAACTTTGTATTTGTTACCCACGACACCTAGCGCTATGCCAGTGTCTTCACGGTACAGCACTTGCTTAGAGCCTTGTTGCTCTATAGCATCGGCCGTGCGATACAGCACAGGGCTGCCCGCAATTTTAAAATTCATGCCGGACTCTTTTGCCCACGTTTCAAGTGGCGCGCCCTTTGTTAACGCCTGGCCTAGGCCGTGCCATGGGGTTTCCCCCACGTAGGCCATAGCACTGCGTCCGTCTACCATTGTTGCAATTTCATGAGCCATGATCGTTCTCCTTAGCGCACAGTAACTTCAAAAGAAAGGTCTTCAACAGCGTTGCGCACATAATCATCTATGTGGCGATCCAGGTAGTTTTCAATTTCAGTATTGATGTCAAGGTCGCCCATTGCATCTTCAACAGCAACACGCACGAAGCTTTTAATTACGTTTTGCAATTTGTCTTCGAGCGTGGTGTTTTGCTCAGCGCGCAATTGCGTTGTTACAGTTGAATGGCGCACTTTGAGCTCAGCTAACTCAGTGTTTAGCACTTCGAGCTGAGCACTTAGCTCAGCGAGGGTAGGGGCTGCTGCAATTGTTTCAGCAATTACGCCGTCAACAATATTGTTGTCAATAGATAAATCAGACATTTAAATCTCCTTAGGTTGTCAGCATCAAAATTGATGCGATGAGTAATATTACGTCGTACGAAGTAACTTGTACACTTTATTTTAGCCCCTAGCTAAACGCTCTAGCTAATAGGGGCCGCTTCATTGATGGGGCGATCAGACGCTTTTTGTAGCCGCAACCGATGTTGATACAGTTGTAATGCATGATTGCGCGTTGTAAGTCCCCGGTAAAGCTGTACTTAGTACGGTAGGCACCTTTGGGACCAAAGCCTATTTGTACTAAAAATTGCGTGCCTGAATGGAAGGCACAACCTAATTCTGTTTTAAGTGTTGTCATTAGAATACTCCATAAATTATTAGAATGTCCAAGATAAGTATTACCCAAAGCAATAGCCAGCCCATTAGTAAGTAGGTATGCTGGAGGGTAAATCGATTGCGGTACCTAGCGCTTCGCATGCCAATGCCTGACCTGCTTGCCAGTCTTTTGAATGCCCATCTGAGCTGACGTCAACATAGTCACCCATGATAGTGTCCATGGCCATTAGTATTGCTACCACCACTTGGTCATAGGGGCGTAAGTTAGTCTTGCAAAACCCAAAGCCTAGCTCCGTGAAGTCCACATAAAAAGTTTCATAGTCTTCAGGGGGCGTACCGTTGATATTAATTATTGTGCCACTTAAATCATCGATTGCAAGACCTAGCTCAGTCTTAGCATAACCCACGATTGCTTTCGCCGCCCTTAGCACTTTGTCTTGCATTTCTTTGGGCGGTTCTTCTTTGATTGTAAAGTAATGTGTGTAGCCCATATTATTTCTCCTCAGGCGTGTAGATAGGGTCATCCCAGCCGTAGCGATACGCATTACCTAACGTAAACACGTCACAAACAACGTCACTGTCTAAGTCATACCAGTCTTCCGGTAGGTTAAACTTAAAGGCATGGTTTGCGAGCCCTTGCTGGAGCGCAAACACAGCACCTTCTTTGGTGTTGTCATACGCTGAAAACGTAAAGTTTGCAGTGTCCATTTTGGCCATCCAAATTGTGTTTTTCATGATACTTCTCCTATAGTCAGCGCAACACAGCGCGATGAGTAATATTACGTCATACGCAATAATTTGTACACATTATTAGTGTCCAACAAAACGCAATCCGTTAAGTACAACCATTTTTGTCCGTCACAGATTAGAAGCTAAGCTTATTAATACCCGCTATGTGGAAGGCCAATAGTTTACGTAAGTGCTCCCGCTCCTCAGGGGTAAGCGTTGGATCAGCTATGTCTCTACGGTACTTAGCTCTTAGGTCTGCTATTTTGCCCTTAGCACTTAAGCCTAAGTACTCAGGGTCGGTGGGCAAGCGCTTCAGTTCATGCTCTGAGTCCGCCTCAAATGCTATGCGCCTTGCTTCCCATGATGACAGGTCCTTAGGGGCATGCGCTACCTTGGGATAGTGCTTCAAACGGATTGCTTCGTATTCTTCTTCAAAGGCATACCGCGCCTCAGGGGAGAGCGATACAGATGTAGCTAGGAGCTTTCGATACTTCGCTCTTAGCACTTGGTGCTCTGCATGCATGGAAGCGTATATGCGCTGGTGCTTAGCACTGCGCTTGGTTTTCTTCTTAGGGGGTGCATTCTCAGCAATAAACTTATGATGCGCAATAGCTTCTTCCAGTGTATCTTTATAACCATAATACTTATTCCTAAAAATTACCCGCCACTTATTATTGCGAGGATAATAGGACACCCCTGTGTAACCACTAGTGTTATTTTTAGCAACCATAAAGCCTCCAAAATTATGTAATAAGTGAACATTATATTGCTATAAGTCTTTTTAGTAAACAGTATTTTATTTAGGGTCTTTTGAGGCTTATTTTGAGCGGGGACGCAACTTAGCACTGAGTCTTAAAAAAAGGCCCAAAAAGGTCAAAATAACAGACTTTTAGGAGGCCTAATCAGTTCTTTTGTTCCAAAAAAAAGAATTACGAACTAAGCACTTAGCCTGCCTCCGGAACACAATAACAACAGAACAACACTTTCTAAATTATAAGAAGTTTTGGAGCCTTGCGAAAAATTAGCCTGTTTCGGGCACTTCCTGTTTTTTTATATTTATTTATATATATTTAATTTTATTGTTTTTAATATAATCTAAGTGCTTAGTTCTTAATGCTTTTTTACTGTTACAGCACGCTTCCTGCACATGTTTTATGTGTTGTTATTCCGTTCCTTCGGGCCTAAGTGCTTGGTTCGTATACATTTACCGATCCGTCCTAAACTTTTCAATCAAAACCCCACCTTATGTTTTTGAGTGTCCCCAAAAATGGAATTGGTACGCCTCAAAACCAACTCAGGACGGAGTGCTAAGTGCCAAGTTCGGAATCAATCGGGCAAGGAACCAAGCGCTGAGTACTTAGCACTGAGACACGTCCTTGGTCAACGTAATGACACCGAGAGCTTGCAAAACAAAAAGCCTATAGGCTAGTATCAACTAACTAAAAATAATTGACCGTAGGACTCCGCATGCAATCCCATCCCTAAAGTCGGAGCGAAAAAAAACCACCCGAAGGTGGTTGGTTGTACTGCGAGCTTAAAGATTTTCTAAAAGTTCGGGATATTGATCTTTTACTTGCTCAAGTAAAGTCTCAATAGAGTATTCTTGCATATTAAAAATTAAAGTATCCATTGCAAGTTCTTCCAATGTATAACGATCCATTTCTTGAACTATTTCAAGTGCAAAAGCTTCCTTAAGATTTTCAAATTGAGTTTCTGATAATTCCATGATTTTCCCCTAATAAAACTGCGAACCTAAGTTCGCAGTATGATGAATTAAAATCTTACATTAAGCCATTGTTGATTTTTGATTTGTACCAGTAGACGCAAGCCATGGTTGTTTTACAACCTTCAAAGTTATCATGGATAATTTGCAAAGTGTCCTTAGGTGATGTACCAGCTTTTAATTCTTTCAAAATGCGTGCACCGATACCAAGAACTGGTTTGCTAGTCTTAGGTTTAATCACAACGTTTGCATCATCAGTGCGAGGTTGGTCGTTGAATTTGCTTAGTGCTAAGATAATGGATGCTTGTGACATCTTAGGTGATACAGGTGCACCACTAACCTTTGCGAGCTCAGCACGAAGCTCTTTGATTGTTGGTACTGATTTAACTGGTTGAGTTGTTGTTGTTACTAAAGTTGCTAAGTTCATAATATTCTCCATAAGTAAGTCACAATCAAATATTGATTGGATGAGTAATATTAAATCAAATATTGAAAGTTGTACACATTTATTTTATCCAACACTAAGTGCTAAGCATTTAAAAGGAACGTGCATGCGCGCATAGCACATTGCAATGCAAAAGTAAATACCCCCATGCAAATAAACTTAAAGCGATAGCAAAGTGATAGGCATGCAAAACAATAAGCAAACGATAAGCAAACGATAGCGGGGCTTGGAACTTGGCACTTGGTGGTTTGGTCGGATTTTCGGGTTTTTAGGTTTTCAAGCCCCGCGGTGGGGAGGTAAACGGGATCCTGTTTCTGAAATAAGCCCCCTACAAATACCGGGGAAATTTTAAAACACAGTTGCAAAATTGTACACAAATTAAATAGGAAAATTTAATAAACAAGTTATAAACCTGTACAACTAAATATAAGTAACTATTTTTAAAATAATGTTTACAAACCCAATGTCCTATGATATAAAGCATATTATATGAGCGAAGCCCAAACTACACCCTCCCCCGAAGAGCCTGAATTACAGGACGATCTTACCTTCCTATCCTATATTGAAGGACTAGGTAGGAAGAGCATTGATCCGCTGTCAGCTGAAGGGCTAGAAATCCAAGCTAAGTACGTGCTAAGTTTGCCGCAACATCCCATGGACGTGCTAAGACGCATCATGGTAAATCCTTTCTGCTCTCCCAATGAGCGTATCTCTGCAGCTAAGACCGTCATGGAATACTCAATGCGCAAAGTGCCAAGTAATGTAGAGCTAACCGGTAAGAACGGTGCACCAATTAAACTTGATACCTCAGCCCTATCCAAGCTTTCCCTTGAGGAGTTAGCGCAAATGGAAGAGTTACTAGCTAAACTAAATCCTACCGAGTAATGGCCTCACCCATTATATTGCTAGATGCTGTACGCAAAGAAAAACTAAAGCGGCAAGCCGAAGTATCCCTGATAGAGTTTACAAAGCAGGCTTGGAATATTATCGAGCCTGGCACGCCGTACATTGGCAACTGGCATTTAGATACTATTTCAGAACATCTAATGGCTATTACGCGGGGCGAAATCCGTAACCTGCTAATTAACATTCCTCCGCGGCACATGAAGTCTATCCAGGTTGCAGTAATGTGGCCAGTATGGGTATGGATAACTAATCCAGCCTGCCGCTGGCTGTTTGCATCATACTCTGCCAGCCTTTCAGTACGTGACTCGCTAAAATGTCGGCGCCTAATGGAGTCTCCGTGGTTCAAGGAAAACTGGGGAGATAGGTTCTCATTAACTGGGGATCAGAACGTAAAGACATTCTTTGAAAACAATAAGTCTGGGTACCGTATGGCTACCTCAACTAATGCGGCAACTACCGGCCACGGCGGTGATGTAATAGTAGTGGATGACCCGCACAATGCGCTAGAAGCCCAGTCTGATACCATGCGAGAGTCTACACTTGAGTGGTGGGACCAAGCGATGAGTACACGGCTCAACAATCCTAAAACCGGTGCTAAGGTTGTGGTAATGCAGCGCCTGCATCAAAAAGACTTATCAGGTCATATCTTAGCACAAGGCGGCTGGGATCATTTATGCATACCAGCAGAGTTTGAAAAAGGCCGCGCATCGCACACGGCACTAAACTTTGTAGATCCTAGGACTAAAGAAGGCGAGCTACTATGGCCGGCACGCTTTGGGCAAGATGAAATTGACCAGCTTAAAAAGGCGCTAGGTGAGTATGGTACGGCAGGGCAGCTACAACAAAGGCCATCACCGTCAGCAGGCGGCCTTGTAAAACGCGCTTGGTTCAAAATATTACCTGCAGATCAGCCATTACCGGCCTTGCAATTTGTATTGCAATCTTATGATACAGCCTTTACAGGCAAAACCAGCGGTGACCCCACAGCGCACACCTGCTGGGGCATATTTAATCACCCTGATGGTAAGCGCGTAGTATTATTAGATGCATGGGAAGACCATTTAGGCTACCCAGAACTACGTAAAAAAGCCTATGAAGAGTATGCTGCAACATACGGGGACAAAAATAAGGCTGTAGATGCGGTATTAATTGAAGAAAAAGGCAGTGGAATTAGCTTAGCACAAGATTTAAGACGCGCAATGGTACCGGTTAGAACTTATAATCCTGGACGAGCTGATAAAACTACGCGAGTGCACGCAATTACGCCGTTATTAGAGGCTGGATTGGTATATATACCTGAAAGTAAGAAAAGACCGGGCCAATTTCCACCTTGGGCGGACTTATTAATTAATCAATTGCTATTATTCCCTAACGGTGAGCACGATGACTTGGTTGATACTATGAGCCAAGCACTAATTTACTTGCGCGATGCACGTATGTTAACCATTGATGATGGCAAATACAAAGATGAGTACGTAAGACCGGTAGAAAGAAGCAATCCGTACGCAGCGTAATGTACTTTCCCAAAATAATGCCTTACAATAAGCAATAAAGCCGCCTTTTTAGGAATTACTATGGCCAAAACTGAAGAAAATAAGCGCGTAGGACGTAAAATTATAGAAAGTGCTAAGCGCGGACTTACTTCGGGCGCAACACGCGCAAATACAGCAGGCAAAGCCTACCTTAAAACTGGCGCAACAATGGGTGAATTGCTTAGGGCCTATGGCGAAGCAATGGCACCAATTCATCAAGCGGAGTACACAGCACTTACCGGTGAGCAGTTATATCCTCCTAAGCTACAACCAGTAAAATGGAACAATGCAACGCAAAATTACGAAGCCATTGATCCAAATCAACCAACAATATCCAAAGCACCAGATAGTTATCGCGCAGGCACGTATGAGCCTAAAGTAGGGCCACAGCCTATTATTTCAGCTGAAAACGTAGGTGAACTTGCATATGATCCATTAAACTGGATTTCTGGCGGTACAACCAAGGCCGCAGCAACAGGCGCTAAGCTCATTGGACGTGGCGCTAAAGCTGGCGCTAAGGCCGCAGCACGTAATGCAGCACCAATGATTGACCGTATATTAACTGAAAAGTATGGCTTTCCATCTTTGCAGCCAGGTATTGTAAAAAATCCGGGCGGAGAATGGATACAGCTAGAACCTACTATTGCGCGCTATGATGAAATGGGTAGGGTAGGGGCATACGTGCCTGATGTTAACAAAAAATTTCAAAAGTTATTACGAAATTATATTGTTAATGATATGGGCACAGCGCAAGATCCCATAAGAATGTCTATAGATCGTGGTATATCGCATATGGATGTACCGCCAACAACTTATTCTATAGCTGACAATGATCCTACACGGCTCGGCATGAAATTACCAAGCGGTAAACTTGGTGCAACAGAAGCAGGGCGCAATTGGGAAACACTTACAGATAATCAAATAACTGTAATGCCCGCGCATGCATATTCAGGTGCTAATAAAGTATCGCAAGAATATTATGCTACTAATTATCCATGGCTAAAAAATAAGCCAGCCAATACGCCAATATTTAGTATTCAAAGAACGCCAGGTGATACAGGGCAGCGCTTAGGCTTTGATCATATACTTGACGTGCTACAACAAAAGTATTTAAATGATGAGCTAACGGCAGAGCAATTGCGTAATTTAAGCATGGAAAAAGCTGTGCGCATAACCCATGATGCTAATCGCGCAGCAGCTGCAGAGGCAGGTGAAGCTGAGCTTAAAGGCTATGCACCTAACTTAAAATTACCTAAAATTAAAGAATATCCATCAGGGCATTACATAGCCGAGTTGCCGGATCCTACTACTTCAGATGAAGCCATGGCAATAGTAAATAATATTGGCTGTCAAGGTGGTTGGTGCACGCAACATGAGCATGCCGCAAGAAATTATGGCAGTGGTAGAAGCAAACTGCATACGCTATTTGATAGTGAAGGGCGCCCGCATATTCAATTTCAAGTAGATGAAAATATACCCGGCATGCTTACTGAAGAAGAAAAAGCAGCAGTGCAGCAAAGATTACAAGATTTTGGTATAACTGGTACTTCGCAAGAAGAGCGCGAAATGTATAAACATTTATTTCCAGAAAAAATACAGCGCTCAATTGAACAAATAAAACCCGCTGAAAACTCATGGACTGGTTCTAGGTCACGTGAATACTTAAAACGCAATCCTAATTATCGCAATGAACTAGAACCAATAATACAAGACTTTGTGCAAAGTAATAAATGGGCTAGTGTTAGAGATCTTGATAACGCAGGTCTAATAAGCAGATCAGAATCTGGTATGCGTCCTGCATTAGAATATAGAAGCGTAGCACAAGAATTAGGTGTAACACCTGAGGATATTAAAGACTTTATTTTAAGCCGCCCAGAAAGCACCTCACCATATTTTAGTAAAAAAGAATTTCAAGATTTTATGAAATCACAAGACATACCTACAGAAAATATGGCAGAAGGAGGCGTAGTACACATGGGCAAAGGTGGCATAGCTAAAAATGCTATTGAATTAGCTAAAAAATACTTAACACCATTGAGTGAAAAAGAGTTTTATAAAACTTATATTGCGCAGCATAAGGATATTAAAAACGTTACGTCTGAAGACCGCGCAGCCGCAGCGCAAGCTATTTTAGAGTCAGGGTTTAATAAAGGTTTTAATGTTAACGCTTTGCCAGTTGACCGAGGCGGCCCTGCAACGGACATAATAATGAAACGCTATGGCAATAAAGCCGGTGATCGCATATATTTATTACCTAAAGAAGGTGTCCTTGAGGACGGTAATGGTTTAATTACAGCTGAAGGCTATAAGCCGGATCCTATGCAAATGCTAGATATTAGCGTTGACCGCGAGCCATCGTATGAGGCTTACTTGCGTAACTTTACTAAAAAATACGCACAAGGCGGGGCGGTGCACATGGACGAGGGTGGATTGTGGGAAGGCTACGGCGCACCAATTGAAAGGCCCACTCAAAAAAGGCAGTTAGTGTACTACCCTCAACAAGAGCAGGCTGTTCGCGTAACTCCAACAGGCGGGTACAGCGAGGTAGACGCTGGTGACGTGAACGATAAAAAGTACACGATGAACACCGATATTGATATTTTAAATAAATATGGTTTTGGTGTTACTAAGCAAGGCCAAATAGTTAAAATACCTGAACGCACATACACTTGGTCTAATGATGGCTATGAATATAGTGATACAGAGCCAGCTAGAAAAATCAAGCGGTCTGACATTACTGAGCTACGTGCTAGGTACGCAACAGACGATGGCATTGAATATGGTGTTGCACGCCAACCAATGTCTAAAGGCTGGTCTGGCTATCGCCGTAATATGAAAGATAATTCTTCCGTAGGGGTAAATGTATCGCCCTATTACACCGGCGTAAACTATACTAAAAACTTTGCTGAAGGTGGTGAAGTGCATCCTGAGTTTAATTTTGAGCAAATAAATCAGTATGCGGAGGGCGGCGTAGTAGCGCATAATGACTTTAATTACGCTGAAATTGATGCATTAGCCCAAGGGTTTGCTAAAGGTGGTCCGGTATTATCTGTAGGACGTGGTGAAAAGTTACCCGTATCTCAAGGTGCAGGACTTACTGCTAAAGGCCGTGCTAAATATAACCGCGAAACTGGCGGCAATTTAAAAGCACCGGCACCGCACCCAAAAAGTGAAAAAGACGCAAATAGACGTAAATCATTTTGTGCGCGTATGTCAGGTATGCCAGGACCTATGAAAGATGAGAATGGTAACCCAACACGTAAAGCGGCGTCACTAAAACGTTGGAATTGTTAAGGACTATAAATGGCTGAAGATAACGACTTAGAGCAAGGTGAAGTAGTAGAATTAGATGATGAGGCTACTGATATTCGGGATATGGATGACGGCGGCGCTATGGTTACGCTTGAAAATGAAGAAGACCATAAAAGCCAAACCGAACACTTTGCTAATATTGTAGATGACATTGATCAAAAAACATTGCGCACTACAGTAGAGGACTTACTTACTAAAATTGAGCGCGATAAAGATGCGCGTAAAAAACGTGATGAGCAATATGAAGAAGGCATTCGTCGTACAGGTTTAGGTGACGATGCGCCAGGTGGGGCACAATTTACAGGTGCTAATAAGGTTGTGCATCCATTAATGACAGAAGCCTGCGTTGACTTTTCAGCGCGTGCTATGAAAGAATTATTTCCATCAAATGGCCCGGTGCGCAGTAAGATTATAGGCACGCAAGATAAGAAAAAGCTTGAAAAATCTGAGCGTAAAGCCACGTACATGAACTGGCAGTTAACTGAGCAAATGCCTGAATTCCGCTCAGAACTAGAACAGTTAACCACGCAACTACCTTTAGGTGGCGTGCAATACATGAAAATGTATTGGAACAAAGATCTTAATCGCATTACATCTGAATTTATTCCCGTTGATGATATTTACTTACCCTTTGCGGCATCTAACTTTCATACAGCTGAGCGTAAAACACATGTACAATATATTACTAAATATGAGTATGAAAAGCGTGTACGTGCAGGCATGTATCGCCAAGTTGATGTTAGTACCGTAGAGGATATAGATTTTTCAAAAGCCACTAAAGCTAATGATAAAATTGAAGGCCGTGAAGATAACTCTTATAATGAAGACGGCTTACGTACAATATTTGAAATATATACGGCAGCAGATCTTGAAGGTGATGAATTTTTACCTTATGTTATATCTGTAGACAAATCAACTGGTGAAGCATTATCTGTATATCGTAACTGGGATCCACGTGATACGCGTTTCCAAGAAGCTTTAGTATCTATTGTTGAATTCCCATTTGTTCCTTGGCGCGGTGCATATCCAATTGGCTTAACGCACATGATTGGCGGTTTATCGGGTGCTGCCACTGGTGCACTGCGTGCATTGCTTGACTCTGCGCATATATCTAATATTCCAACATTGCTTAAACTTAAAGGCGGGCCTGGCGGCCAAAACGTCAATCCGCAGCCAACTGAGGTTATTGAATTAGAAGGCGGCATTAACGTTGATGACGTGCGTAAAATTGCAATGCCTATGCCGTTTAATCCGCCAAGCCCTGTTTTAATGCAATTACTAGGCTTTCTTGTTGAGTCAGGCAAAGGTGTAGTTCAAACTACATTTGAAAAGCTAACTGATCAAAATCCTAATCAACCGGTAGGTACAACGCTGGCCTTAATTGAACAAGGTATGGTTGTATTCTCATCTATCCATTCACGCTTGCATAACTCAATGGCACAAGTGCTAAAAGTAATGCATCGTTTAAATTCAGCATATTTGACTGAAGAAATGGTAATAAATGAGTTGGGTGAAAAAGTAGTAGATCCTGCTGACTTTGACGGGCCGCTAGATGTTATTCCTGTATCTGATCCTAATATATTTAGTGAAACGCAACGCTTTGCGCAAATTCAAGCCGTACAAATGCGCGCAACACAAATGCCACAATTGTATGATGTGCGCAAAGTGGAGGAAATGTTTCTTAAGCAAATGAAAATACCGGGTGGTAATGAGCTACTAATACCAAAACCCGAGCCTAAAGATATTGATCCAATACAAGAAAACTTTGCCGCTTCTGTGGGTAAACCAATTGGTGCTATGCTGCATCAAGAGCATATTGCCCACATGCGCGTGCATTTAGCTTTTTTACAATCGCCTATGTTTGGTCAAAATCCCGCTATTGCATCAATGTTTGTGCCAGCAATTGTGGCGCATATTAAAGATCACTTATTAATGCATTACATGAAAATGACAAAACAAGGTTTAGCTGCTGCTAATGAAAACGGCATGCTAGGTGAAGAAGATGCTATGGCTGAAGCGCAAGCAGCCGTTGAAATTCAACAAGCAATTGAGCAAGCTATTCCGCCAGAATTCTTACAAATTATGGCTAAAGCCTTTGAGCAAGCACAAGCATTGCAACCAATACAGCCACAAGATCCAACTATGGCTGCTGTGGAAGTGCAAAAACAAATGATCCAGCAACGTGCATCATCAGATCAAATGAAAATAGAGGCGGCACAAATACATGATCAAAATGTAGCTGCGCAAGCGCAACAAAAATTACAAGTTGAAATGCAAGAGCAACAAGAGAAAAATGCTATAGCAGAGCGTAAGCAACAGCAAGAAGACCAAGTTGCTATATTACTTGAAACATTACGTCAGGATCGTGAAGACATGCGTAAGCAAGCTGAATTAGCTGCCCGCGTACAAATGAATGAAGCTGATAATACTACTGCAAAAGAGCTAGCCGCTGCAGAAATATTAAGTGGTGAGCAAATTGCAATGACAACAGGCAATAATATTAGCCCTAATCCATAAGGAGAAATAAAATGGCAACAACAGATAAATGCAATTGCAAAGACTCACAAGGCGTATCCCAACATCAACGCTTGGCAATGGGCGCTAAGTTGGACGGTAAATCATTACCAGGCACACCGGTTAAAACACAATCAGTTCCGAAGTAATGACAATAGATAAAGTTTTAAACTTATTAACGAATGCGCAGCAAGAGTTGGCAATAGCTGCGCTTCGTACACCAAATTCACATGATGCGTTTGAATACGGGCGCATGGTGGGAATGTACGCTGGAATTGAGCGTGCTATAGAAGTAATCTTGTCAACAATTAAAGAGGATAATAACGATGTCTGATCAAACGCTGGATGATGCGTTTCCAAATGCAGACCCAGGAATAACACCTTTTGGGAGTTACGTGCTTGTACAAATTAGAGCGCCGAAACTGAAAACAGCAAGTGGTATTATATTAAACGCTGAAACTACAGAAACTGAAAAATGGAATACACAAGTAGGTAAGGTAGTAACAGTGGGGCCTTTAGCTTTTAAAAATCGTAATTCTATGGAATTATGGCCAGAAGGCGCATGGTGTGAAAAGGGCGACTTTGTTCGAGTTGCTAAGTATGGTGGTGATCGTTGGGAAGTGCGCATTGATAAAGACACAACCGCAATGTTCGTAATTTTTAAAGATACGGATTTAATAGGTAAAGTAACAGTTGACCCATTAGCAATTCGTGCTTTCTTATAGCTGATAAAGGAGCTAGGTATGGCAAAAGAAAAAGAAGTTGAAGCCCTCATTGAGGACGATGAGGATGATGAGTTAAAGGATGCCGAATACGTAATTGTTGAAGAGCAACCTACAAAAGAAGCTACTTCTAATGATGATGACGATGATGAAGAAAGTTCATTAAAATCCTCTGAAGAAGAAGACAATGCTACTAGTGAAGACGACCGTGAAGCAATTCGTGAGCGCCGTAGACTAGAGAAAAAAGAACGCAAAGAACGCCGCGATAAGGCCATCGGCCGCGATAAAGTTGAGCTTAACTTTTTGCGTAGTCGTAACGATGAGCTAGAGCGTCGTATTGGTGCTGTTGAAACACACACCCAACAAACAAACTTGAGTCAAATTGACCAGCAAATCCAGCAAGTTACTCAAGAAATTGAAACCTCACAAAAGATTATTGCTAAAGCAGTTGAGGCAGGTAACGGTGAAGATGTTGTTCAAGCTATGCAATACCGTGACCAAGCAATGGCTAAAATGCAGCAGCTTACGCAATACAAGCAGCAGCAGTCACAACAAGCGCAGGCACCACGTCAACCTCAAGTTGATAGTGAAGTTGCGCATTATGCTAAAGAATTTATGGAAGAGCATAATTGGTATGATCCATCTGGTAAAGATGAGGACTCAGCCATTGTATTAGCAATTGATAATAAATTAGCACAAGAAGGTTTTGATCCTCGCTCAGAAGAGTATTGGGATGAATTGCATGATCGTGTTAAACGACGTTTGCCTGAAAAGTTTAAACCTGCACGTAAACCAACAGGTGGCCCTGCTGTAGGTTCTGGCCGTGAGCATGCGCCTACATCAACACGTAAAGAAATTTATATTAGCCCTGAACGCAAGGCAGCCTTACAAGAGGCAGGTGTTTGGGATGATCCAGTCTTACGTCAGCGTTATGTTAAAAAATACGCTGAATATGACCGCGCTAATAAAAGTTAAAAAGTAGTTTTCTTTTTTTAAAAATTAGAACATAATTCTAATCAATTGCTGAATGGAGCAAGTAATGACAAATACAAATGATGAACGTTTAAAGAAAAGTGTAGGCGATGGTCGTGGAGATCGCGCGATGGAAAATCGTGCTGTTACGGAAAACCGTGAAATCTCGGATGCAGACCGTCTAGATATATTTCGGCAACAGTTCTTTCAATCTTCACTTCCTGATCTACCAAAAATACCTGGATACCACGTATGCTGGTTGACCACTACAAACCCACGAGATACGATTAATATGCGTATGCGGTTGGGTTACGAAGCCATTAAGCCAGAAGACATTCCTGGCTGGGAATCAACATCTGTTAAAACAGGTGATTGGATTGGCTTTATTGGGGTTAACGAAATGCTCGCATTCAAGCTACCACTTTCTCTTTATGAGAAGTACATGCAAGAGGCGCACCACGATGCCCCTTTGCGTGAGCTAGAAAAGTTGACGGACACTTCCGAGTTCCTTAAACGCGATGCAGAAACTACTGGCAGTCGTTTGTTTGAAGGTGATGGTACGCAGGACTTGAGGAAAAATGCTGGTCGAGCTCAATTTGACTTGACCTAACTTTATTTTTTCTAAGGAGTATTAAGATGCCTTCAACAAGCGCACCTTTTGGCTTCCGCCCTTCTTTCCACAACAGTGGTCAGATTCGCCCGAAAGCTTATACAATTACATCGACTTATGCAACGAACATTTTTTCAAATGATCCTGTTAAGTTAACAAACGACGGTGTTATCCAATTGGGTACATCAGATGGTTCTCGTACAGGTACAGTGGCAGGCGTAACATTGCTTGGTACTTTGGCTGGCGTTGAGTACCGTGATTCAACCGGCAAGCCTTCTATCTCTCCATACTGGATTGGTGGTAGTACTGCTACTGAAATCATTGCTTACGTGTTCGATGATCCAGAAACATTGTTTGAAACTCAATACACAAATCCAGGTACTGCTGGTACTGATTCAGTTCAAACTTCCGTGGGTGAGCAAGCTGACTGGACTGGTTTCACAGCTCCAGGTGGTTCAACTCGTACAGGTCTTTCAGACGCTTATTTAGGCGCCATCGAAGGTTCAGGTACTGGTCAGTTCCAAATCACTGGCTTCGCTACTAACATTAACCAATCGCTAACAGATGCTTATGTTGTTGCGTATGTTCGTTTCAACGAGCACGCTTACAAGTATCCAACAGCATCAATCTAAGGAGGTCTGACAAATGGCAACCCCAATGAGAAGTACGGACTTTAGGTCCATTGTTGAGCCGATCCTTAACGAAAGTTTTGACGGTATTTACAGCCAACGTGCTGACGAGTGGAAAGGCGTGTTTGATGAGGTTCAAGGTATCAAACGTAACTACCACGAAGAGCCAGTATTGTATGGCTTCGGTGCAGCTCCTGAGTTGCCTGATGGTATGGCTGTTACTTACCAATCTGGTGGTGTGTTATTCGCACAACGCTACTGGTACAAAGTATATGGCCTAGCTTTTGCCTTGACTAAAGTCTTGGTAGAAGATGGTGACCATATCCGTATCGGTCAAACATACGCTCGTCACTTAGCTCAATCTTTGGTTGAGACAAAAGAAACCTTGGCAGCTAACGTATTGAATAATTCATTCAATAACGCTTACCAAGGTGGCGACGGTGTTTCATTGATCAACGCTTCACATCCAATCGTGAATGGTACATTCAGCAATCAGTTAACTACTGCAGCTGCTTTGTCACAAACATCATTAGAGCAAATGTTGATTCAAATCCGTCAGGCTGTGGACAACAACGGTAAACGTATCCGTTTAGTGCCACAAAAACTAGTATTGAGCCCATCTAACGTGTTCCAAGGTGAAGTATTGCTAAACAGCGTATTAAAAGCTGGTACTGCAGACAACGACTTGAACCCGATTAAATCAATGGGTCTATTAGCTGGTGGTCAAGCTAACATGTCTCGTTTGACTTCAAACACCGCTTGGTGGGTGAAAACAGACGCGCCAGAAGGCTTGAAAATCGTTATGCGTCGTGGTTTAGAGAAATCTATGGAAGGCGATTTTGAGACTGACTCTATGCGTTACAAAGCAACAGAGCGTTACTCATTAGGCTGGACAGATCCACGTGCCGCTTACGGTACAGCTGGTATCTAAGTTGTAAAAAGTTGGGAGACTTCGGTCTCCCTTCTTCATTCTGGAATTATTATTTAGCTTATTAGACCGTTCCAGCGGACGTTGCACAGACTAATAAGCGACTTGTGCAAAAAGGAAATATATCATGTCATCAACCACCTTCACAGGTCCAGTCACCAGTTTAAATGGTTTCGTGGGCGCAATCACTGGCAATATCACTGGTAACGTAACTGGTAATCTTACAGGTAACGTAATTGGTAACGTAACTGGTAACGTAACTGGTAACGTAACAGGCAATCTTACAGGTACAGTATCATCTACAACTGCAACATCAGTAACATTGGGCGCAATTGCCAATGCTGTTAATACAACAGGCAAAGTTTTAGGCACAACACTTTACAACACAACAACTAAGACATTCTATGTGGCGCAAGGTCCATCAACAGCCGCTGTATGGATTGATGCTTCTGACGGTACAACTACTATCTCACCAGCATAATTTAATAATGATCGGGAGCTTCGGCTCCCTTCATCTCTACTGATTTAGGAGAACGACATGGCAGATGCAGTAACAACACAAACAATCCTTGACGGCGACAGGCTCGTCATTCAAAAATTCACAAACATCTCTGACGGCACAGGCGAAGCTGCGGTTGTTAAAGTTAACGTCTCAGACTTAGCAGTCAACACAAACGGCAGTGCTTGTACAGGCGTAAAGATTAATAAAATATGGGCACAAACATACGGCATGGCTGTTGACATCCTTTGGGATGCAGACACCAACGTTATTGCTGACACAGTCCCATCAGACGTTATGTATAAAATGTGTTTCTCAGATTTTGGCGGCATTCCAAATAACTCTGGCACAGGCAAAACAGGCGACGTATTATTCACGACTGTTGGTGCCACTGCGGGTGATCGTTATACGATCATTTTAGAATGCATTAAAACTTACGCCAATCCAACTACTTTCTAGGGGCACAATCATGGCAGTTAAATATGTAAAAGATTTTAGTTTTGATAAATCATTTGGCTATACAGGATCTTCTGGTCCTACAGAGTTTGAGCGCAAACAGTTGATAAAGGTAGTTACTCCTGCTCCTGCTGCAAAAAACGCTGCTTCAAAAATCTCACCAGCTGTTGTTAAAAAAGCAGTTACGGGTGTTTCACAAACTCCTTCTGAGAGACGAGCGCGTCAATATGACGATTCAACTCCGACTCCAGAAGAAATGCAAAAAATGCGCGAAGCACGTGAATATATGCGCGAAGACAAAGCTACTTCTGAAGCCGCCAAGCGTGAAATGGGCTTCAAAAAAGGTGGTTGCATGACGAGTGGCTACGCTAAAGGTGGCGATGTCAAGCAAGACAAAAAAATGATTGCAGAATCAGTGCATAAACACGAAAAAGCACAGCACCCAGGCAAACCCCTTACCAAACTTAAAAAAGGCGGTAGCGTGATGGAAAAGGCTACTGGTGAGCGTTATCCTAGCAAATCAGCAATGATGAAGCACGAAAAGACTGAAACTCCACGCATGCAGCGTGAAGAAATGGTTCAAAAACGTGTTGTTCGTGGTCCTGCCATGGCAGCTGGTCGCGATCCTCGCATTCCTATGCTTATGTGCGGTGGCAAAGTTAAAAAATAATTGTTTTCATCGCTCTGAATTTAGGGCATAATTAACAAAAATGGGCACGCTGCAACAGCTGCCATCAATGATTAGGAGTTTTGATGGCATTTTCTGGAACAGTAAGTACAACGGTATTTAATACGAATAAGGTGGTTGACCACGCCTATCGTCGTTGCCGTGTGACTGCCCAGCGCGTAACGGCAGAGATGCAGAGCATTGCTACAGATGCTTTGTATCTTCTCCTGTCTGAACTTGCAAGCACGAAAGCGCCGTCTTGGTGCATTGAAAAATTGATCTTGCCGTTTTACGAGGGTCAGCCTAATGTGACATTGCCACTGGGCACGGTTGAGGTGATGAACGCAAACTACCGTTATCTTCAAGCTGTAACGGGTTCGATCGTAACAACATCTACCACTTATCAAGTTAATTTCTCTTCAAGTACAATCGTCAGCACTGTAGGTCTCGAGTGGAGTGCAGCTGCAGTGCCTTTGACTTTCTCAGTTTCAAACAACGGAAGCACATGGACTGTGGTTGATACTGTAACCCCTGTCGGCTCTGCTGGCACGATAACTTGGTTTGACATCTATCCAGCACTTGCGTATCCGTATTTCAAAATCACGGCAACGTCTGGCACGTTAAATTATACAACCATAACATTGGGCAATACCCCCAACGAAATACCATTTGGTGTGCTTAATCGTGACTCTTACGTTGCGCAAAGCAATCAGATATTTGCAGGTCGTCCTACAACATACTGGTTCCAACGCGACATAAATCAGCCTATTTTACACCTCTGGCCGTCTCCAAACTTGGCTTCTGAAGCTGCCCAATTGATTGTTTGGCGTCATCGTCAGATCATGGACGTTGGCACGTTGCAGCAAGAATTGGAAATACCACAGCGTTGGTATGAGGCAATTGTGGCCAAGCTAGCGTCTAAGCTAGCGATGGAGACAGACGCGGTTGACATGAACTTGATACCGATGCTAGACGCAAAGGCAGAGCAAGCGTTACGCGCAGCTTGGGATGGCGACAACGATGGCAGCCCGATTACGATTACACCTAACATCGGAGTGTATACTCGATAATGGCTAAATTTTTAGACACAAGGGGTAACTCAACACTAGGCATAGGAATATGTGCTAGGTGCAGTCGTAAGTTCCCTATAGGTGAACTACGTTCAGATCCAAATTACCCAAATTTGATGGTTTGTAAAGAGGACAGCGATCAGTACGATCCATATCGTTTGGCTCCAAGAGCACCCGATCAGATTGTGTTACCATTTGTTCGTCCTGATTTGCCTTTGAATACCAGCCCAGCTGGCGTTGTTAACGAGTTGGACAACATCTTTATTATCACAGAAAATAATGACGGATACCTAATACCATGAGCGTCCCAAGTAATTTAGTCCCGACCTCCATACTTCAACTCCCTGAGGATCCGTCTCCGTCCGATTTAGGTTGGATGATGTACGTCAATTCGGGAGTTACGTATAAAGTACAAGTCAATGCTGTTTTAAACGTGTCAGGCGTGCCATCAACGCGTCAAGTTAATGCAGGCACAGGATTGACAGGTGGTGGCGATTTAAGCGTTAACAGGACTATCTCTGTTGCTGTTGGTGGCATAGGCTCAACACAGTTAGATAACACGGGTGTGACTCCAGGTGTTTACGGCAGTGCCTCTGCCTTGCCAATTCTAACAATTGACGCTAACGGTCGCGTGACTGCAGCAACCACAACGTCATTCTCAGTAGCAGGCTTTGTACCTGTCACTCGTCAAGTCATCGCTGGAACAGGCTTATCAGGTGGCGGTGCACTAAACAACAACGTAACATTAAACGCAGTATTCTCAAGCGCCACACCATTGGCGTTGGGCGCTGCAACGGCAGGGGTAGCCAACGTATCGGCACGTGAAGATCACGTTCACCCTGCAGTCGACTTAGCTAGTATTGTGGAAACAACGGGTGTACTAGGCATGGTCAGTGGGGGAACAGGGGTTGCGCATACGGCTCCTGCCGCTGGCGCTATTGCTTACTCTGACGGTTCTGGCATTCAGTTATCTACAGTCGGCACGTTAGGGCAAGTTTTTGTATCAGGTGGTGCGGGTGCTCCTGGCTGGGGTTCTGCACTTATTGTTTCTGATCAGCCTGCTAACTACTTCTACGCGGGTCCAACCTCTGGTCCGTCCGCACCAACATCGTTCAGGGCAATGGTTAACGCTGACTTGCCTGCCTCTGGTGTGTCGGCTAATACCTACGGCTCTGCGTCTAGCGTGCCTGTTTTTACTGTCAACACCAAGGGTGTAGTAACTGGGGTCACTAATACCACCATCGCCATTGGCAACGCTAATCTTGCTAACAGCTCAATCACAATCAACGGCAACACTGTTAGCCTTGGCGGATCAACAACAGTTACAGCCACGGCGACCAACGCATTAACCATCGGCACGGGTCTGTCAGGATCAAGCTATGACGGCTCTGCTGCGGTAACTGTAGCAATATCAAATACTGGCGTTACGGCAGCCTCTGTTGGTTCAGCAAGCAAGACGCTAACGGCAACGGTTAACGCACAGGGTCAATTGACAGCGTTGGCTGACACTAACATCGCCATCTCAAACACACAAGTATCAGGCTTAGGTTCAGCGGCACTATTAACTGCTGGCGCAGCAGGCGGTGTAGCAACACTAGACGGTGGTGGCACTGTCCCTACAAGCCAATTGCCTGCTGCCGTGCTTGGCGCATTGAAATACCAAGGCACATGGAACGCATCGACCAACACTCCAACACTAGCGAGTGGCGTAGGCGTACAGGGTTACTACTACGTTGTTTCAGTTGCAGGTTCAACCAACCTTGATGGTATCAACTCTTGGGCTGTAGGTGACTGGGCAATATTTGGTACGGCAACTTGGCAAAAGATTGACAACACCGACGCAGTAACTTCAGTCAATGGTTACACAGGCACAGTTGTGCTAACAGCTGCAGATTTAAGTGCAGTTCCTTACACAGGCGCAACAACCGCTGTTGATTTAAACGCTAAGACATTAGTCAATGTTGCCAATCTTGGTGTAAATACAACAAGTGTACCGACCATTAAAATTAGAGCCATTGGTGATAATAACTCAACCTCTCGCATTGCAATGCGTGGTTATTCAAGTGACGCCAACAGCTCATCAATGCGGGTTACTAAATTCAGAGGCACTGCTGGCGCACCTCAAGCGCCACAAAGTGGTGACAGCTTAGGTAAGTTTGAGCTTGCAGGTTACGGAACAACCTCTTCAGATGGCTACGCGCAAGCATCATTTGAGGGTGTTGCCACAGAGGCGTGGGGTGCTACAGCTAGGGGCGCAAAAACTTTAATTAAGGTTACACCCAACACTACAACCACTCAAGTTACAGCGGTTACTGTTGACCAAGATAGCAAGGCAACCTTTGCTGGCGCTATGGCTGTTACAGGCCACACGACTTTTGAGGGTGTGACTTCTACAGGCGCAACAGGCACAGGAAACTTAGTTTATTCAGCGTCACCCACATTTACAGGAACATTAACCTGCGCTACACTGGTAGCAACATCAGGTATATCAGGAGGAACATTCTAATGCCAGCACCAGGAAGTACGCCAATAATTATCTACAACAGCTCAACGGCATCACAGGTGCCGTTAGCTGCTAACCTGTCACAGGGCGAGCTTGCCATCAACGTGACGGACAAGAAACTGTACACCAAGGACAGCGGTGGTAACGTTATTCTGATCGCTTCTAACGGCGGTGACGTAACAGGTCCAGCGACAGCCACTGATAATGCTATCGCTAGGTTCGACGCTACCACAGGCAGACTAATTCAAAACTCTGTGGTGACCATAGCCGACACAACTGGCAACATGGCTGGTGTTGGTACATTAACTGCCACTACAGTAAATGCAGCACTCAACGGTACTCTAGGCGCTACAACTCCATCTACTGTGGCTGCTACTACTATTAGTGCTAGTGGTGTATCTACATTCTCTGCTGGCTCTGCTGGCGCACCTGCCATTACTACTGCTGGTGATACTAACACAGGTATATTCTTCCCTGCTGCCGATACCACAGCCTTTAGTGAAGGTGGTGTAGAAGCTGTGCGAATTGATGCTAGTGGTAACGTGGGTATTGGGACGAGTTCGCCTTCAACAAAGTTAGATGTTTACAACGCCACAAACGCGGATCAATACTGGCGCACTAGCGCAATCAGCTTGTACGCCCAAGTGAACAACACTAACGGTACGGCACTTTTCGGGACACTGTCAAATCACCCGCTTGTATTTTGGACAAATAGCGCAGAACGTATGCGCCTAGACTCATCAGGCAATGTGCTTATTGGAACTACATCAGCATTGGGTCAGCTTTCGCTTGGCGGATATGGTTCAATAGCTGGGACTACAGGTAATGGAACAGGCTATTTAACTCATCAATATCTGTCTAGTGGTTATGATGGTTTGAGCCTTGCTTCTAACTTTATACAGGGTACATCTGGCGGAACTGTTACAGCTTCCAATATGTCAACTGCTCAGATTTTCTTAGCAAATCGAGTAGGTGCAGATTCTTATATTACTTTTGGTACTGGCGGTGTAAATACTGCTCCAGCAGAACGTATGCGCCTAGACTCATCAGGCAACCTAGGTCTAGGTGTAACTCCTAGTGCTTGGGCTGCTGATACTCTTGGAATTCAAGGTCCAAACCAGTTTAGCTTTGCTGCTAAAGGTGTAGTTAATTTAACTGGAAATGCTTATCAAAATGCAGGCTGGAAATATGCCACAACTGCGGCAGCAACACTATATCAACAATATTTAGGTAGTCACACTTGGTACACAACCCCATCAGGCACAGCAGGTAACGCTATTACTTGGACTCAAGCAATGTCACTAGATACTAGTGGGAATTTAGGGATTGGTGTAACGCCTAGTGCTTGGGGGACGGCAAATTACAAGGTACTTCAAGTTCCTGCTGGAACTTTGTCCAGCTATTCAACTTTTGCACTTGGTTTGCATCAAAATTCCTACGATACTGCTGGTGGCTCATTTAAATATGTAACTACTGGTTTTGCAAGTCGATACAACCAAGAGGGGGGTGTTCACGCTTGGTACACAGCCCCATCAGGCACAGCAGGTAACGCTATTACCTTCACTCAAGCAATGACATTAGACGCTAGTGGGAATTTGTTGGTTGGGACTACGACTGCTATTGATACTGGAAGCACTTTTGTATCAACTGATACAGGAACTGCATTTAGCGCATATCGTCAAACCACTACTGCAGCATTTGGTGTTATTGCAACATATAGTAATATAGGTGGAGCTAGTACGATTCGTTCTTTTTTACGAGCAGATGGAGGATTAGCAAATTACAGCGCAAACAATGTAAATTTGTCTGATGAAAGATTAAAAAAAGACATTTCTTTAGCTGATAATTACCTAGCAAAAATTTGTGCTATTCCAGTTAAAAATTTCCGTTATAACGACCAGAGCGAAACAGAAGACATTACATTAGGTGTTATTGCTCAAGAGGTAGAGGCAATAGCTCCTGAGTTGGTAAGTAATAATGGTTTTGGTGAAACTCCTGAAGACGGTATTCCATTAAAATCAATTTACCAAACAGACTTGCAATACGCATTGATGAAATGTATCCAAGAACAACAAGCAATGATAGACGAATTAAAGGCTAAAGTGGCTGCCTTAGAAGCTGCTTAATTTCAAAGGAAAACACGAAATGGCAAAAGATAAAGAGCCCCAAATCGTTAAGATAGATGATGTTGAATACGATGCTAACAATTTTAATGAGCAGCAAGTAGCACTATTCAACCATTGCGTTGATTTAGACCGTAAGATTGGTAGCACTACATTCCAATTGCAACAACTGAACGTAGGTAAAGATGCGTTTATTAAGATGTTAAAAGCAGCACTAGAACCTAAAGAGGAATAATATGGAAGCCCTGATAGCTAAAGTAAATGCAGTCCTAGCTAAACTATACCCATCAATTCTTGCAGGGAAAGTGCCTGTGGATAAATTTATGCACTTTATATGTGGTCTAGTCATAGCAGCATTGCTTACACCGTTTATTGGGGCTTACTCCATTGTAGTAGTGGCTATTGTTGCGCTACTTAAAGAGATTTATGACTACCTGCATAAAGACATCCACACTCCAGATTTCATGGACTGGGTTGCTACTGTGCTAGGTGGCGCGGTTGGTTTTGTTGTAGTAGCTTTATTTTAAGAGACAATCATGAGTGAGATCGATGAAACCGCAGCTAGACTTAATTCTCATGAAGCAGTCTGTGCTTTCCGTTATGAGACTATCAGCGCCAGGCTAAAACGGCTTGAGCAGATTTTAATAGGCACCGCTGGGTTTGTTATTGTCTTTTTATTAACGCAGATGATCAAATGAAAACACTTTCACTATTTTTAGTAGGTTTATTACTTGGCGGTTTACTAGCAGCGGGAGTATCGTATGCGGACGAAACAACAATTAATTATAAGGGTCAACCTGTCCCCTCTGCTATGGCGCCTTCGATGTCGGCTTTCAGTCAAGACGTTTGCGGCATTGGTGTCAGCGGTGCTGTTAACGGGGGCGTATTTTCTGTAGCTGGCGGCACGATGATTACCGACAACAACTGCGTTCGCTTGCGTTGGGCTAAGTTCTTAAGTGACAGTGGCCTAAAGGTTGCAGCAGTATCGTTGGCCTGTGCCGCAACACATGAGAATTGGGTGGCAATGGAGATGTCTGGCTCACCCTGTCCTATTGGTGGTGCAATTGGTGATGCAGCTAGGAAGGCGTGGTATGACTTACACCCCGATTGGTTTGAGGAAATCTATGGTAAGAACTTTGTTCTTATTACTC